CAAATGCTTACTTCATCTTCCAAAAAGAGTCTAATTGTAATCCTACGGCAACCAATAAATCATCAGGTGCTTACGGAGTTTGTCAAAGTTTACCAGGAAGCAAAATGGCTTCGGCAGGTACGGATTGGCAAACAAATCCCGTGACACAAATGAAATGGTGCCAAAGCTACGCACAGAGCCGATACGGTTCTTGGTCGAACGCAGTAGCCTTCTGGAACGCAAATAAATGGTGGTAAATATGAAGATATTTCACGTAGTTTCAGCCACTTCTTCGATTGGTGTTCAGTATATTGAAACTCCACTTGAATAGTGCATTAAGCCGTCATAATCGACGGCTTTTTTGACATATCATTGAAATCCATTTATAATCAAAATATGGGAAATTTCAAAGAAGATTTAACGGAGGGAGAAAAAGGGGAGGAGTTAGTTTATAAACTTCTTTGCCAATCTTCTCAAAATAAAACAGTAATGGATGTTCGCAATGATATCTACTTCCAAGACCTAGATATAGATTTTCTAGCCGAGAAACATAGTGGAATTGTCATTAAATATGAGGTCAAAACCGACCGACTAGCCCATAAAACCGGCAACTTCGTTTATGAGGAAACTACCAGCGGGAACATTGGTTGCCTAGCAAAAAGCCACGCAGATTATATTCTCTATTACCTATCCCAATCCAATGAATTATATGGCTTTTGGCTCGTAGATATGCGTAGTTATATCCGAGAAACCAAACCTCAATTAGTGGATATGGGAGATAATGCGGAAGGCTACCTCTTAAAAATTTCCGACCTAATTTCAAAAGAAATTATCAAAAAAGTATTGACTTATTAACACTTTTCATATATAATAAAAATGGGAGGAGGGATAATACCTCCCATAAAAGAAAGGAAAATATATGAAAAGAAAAGAACTAAAAGCATTCGATAAAAAACTTTATCAATTATGCGATGGCAGTGCTTGTACAATGCTAGGATATATGCCAGAGGAACTTCACCTTTACATAAACCAGCTCAAAGAGAACAATTTTCTCAAAGACGAATTCACGGTTTACACTTGCCAAGGTAAAGACCTCAATGGAACATTCAATCTGAGTGGAACAGACGAATTCCAAAACGATTTAAATATCTTCATAATCGACTTAGACGATATGTGCAATCTAGACAAATTCGCCATTACTCTTCGTTTCCAGATGGGCTACCGTTGGCTAGATGACATCATCCAAAACGCAAGACATGAATGGAACGAGGAGTAGTTATGGAATCTCTACAAATCCTAGAACCAAGAATACGCACGATGATTAAGGAACACCTAGGCGAAAATTGGGCTTTCCATTGGAGCAGAGGTAAAAGAACTTATGGCACTTGCTATTGTAGTTCTCACTTAATCACCATCTCCAAAGTTTTAGCCGAACTTAACCCGTGGGAAACCACAAAAGACACCGTTCTCCATGAAATTGCCCACGGTTTAGCAGGGGCAAAACACGGACACGATTCAACTTGGAGGCACTATTGCCAACAAATTGGAGCAAAACCAGAAAGATGCTATTCATCGGAAGATATAGTTACTCCTCTACCAAAATATTACGCAGTCTGTACCCATTGTGGACACACCTTCACTCGCAACCGTGTTGGTCGAGGTCGCCGTTATTCTTGCTCCTATTGTAGCAACGGACATTTTAACCCGAACTACCTATTGGACTTCAAGCTCACGGGAACTAAGTAAAATCCCCCACCAGACCTCGTATTTTGGCTTCTGACGGCTTTTTCAGCCAAATACGATAAAATACTCATCTATACATTGACACACGGCAAAAAACAAACTACAATAGGCTTGTAATCATTAAGATTACCCTTTCTTTTATCGGAAAACCATCCTCACCAAAATTGAGGGTGGTTTTTTATAAAAATCTCGAAAAATCTTCAAAAAAACTATTTACTTTTTGAGAGTTTTCATATATAATAATAATGGGAGGGGAGAAAACCCACCCAGATAAAGAAAGGAGAAACAATATGAAAAAGGCAAAAATTGGCGACATCTTCGCAATCAGTTGGGGATACGACCAAACAAATGTGGACTTTTACAGAATAAAAGCCCTTCGAGGCAAAACACAAGCCGTGGTTGAACCCGTAGATATGGACAGACAAGTAGATTCAACAGGGTTTATGTGTAGCGATTCTCGCTATGACACATCAACAGCCAGACTCAAAAGTTGGGATGTATTTATCAACGATGTAATCAAAGGCAAAATCGTCAAATTCAAAGACTACTACAAAGATTTCCAATGCTTCGAGATTGGTGGTCATATCGCAACCCCATATCACGGTGAGCAAGTTTACGAAAGTTGGTACGCATAAGAAAGGTTAATATGGAACAAGCAATCGAACTAATCGCAAAATATCTTATCGAAAATAAAGAGGTTGAATGGACTCTCGTCCCAGACATTCTCGACTACGGAGATGACGGAGATGGTTATGTTGCCCAGGCAATCGAAACCCCAGAAATTATCTCAATGCCAGATGTTTTCGTTGAGGAAGAATATCAAGACCTACTCGAAGAGAAGGTTTTAGAGCAAATTAATACAATCATTTAAGGAGGCGACCATCAAAGATTTTCAATCCATATAGATTATTTAGTATCAAAATTAGGAGGTAAAAGAAATGTCAGGAACAAAATTAGGGGGTAAAAAAGCAAGTATAACCAATAAACGCTTACACGGTAAAAACTTCTACAAGGAAATCGGTTCTATCGGAGGTCAGAACGGAACTACTGGTGGATTTTTTGCCAATCGTGAACTAGCCAAATCAGCAGGTTCCATCGGAGGCAAAATCTCAAAGCGTGGCAAATCTCATAAATACACCATCGTTCGCAATTCAAAAGGAGAAAAGCCAGCCTTCAAAATTAAGCCATTAACCGCTCAACAATGGCGACAGTTCTTCAAAAATGAGTTTCCAGAAGATTACCCTAAAACCCTAGACAAAACTCGTCCATACTCTTCCATCATTAACCAGATTGAAAAGGTATGGGGCGTTAAATTCAGAGAGGTCGTATCAAAATGAAACCAACCAAACGCTTAAATGGTGCTTTTGGAAAATTTAATTCTTGTAATTTTCAATCCCCACAAATCGCCAAAATCGAAACAGGATATGTTATCTTTTGCGAAAGCGTAAAAGGATGCACAGATTTCGCTCTTGGATACAATGAGGATTTTACAGATGGTATTTTCAAAACTTACCACGAAGCAAAGGATTGGTGGAACAGTTCAAAATCTGAATATAATGGAAAATTAGTCGGAGCATATCACTAATGGAATATAAAGGATTATACATTCTAGTCAGACATTCTAACGAGGTGTCATACTTCACTACATACGACACACAAGGGGTCGCATTGTCCATCAGCGAAGTTCTTACTACAAACGATTTCTACGAATCACCAATCTATGCAGTTGCAGAACAAGGAACAGGTGACGATACTGGACAATTCCGTATTCTAGCCGAACCATTCGACACCGTAGAGGAAGCAAAAGACTGGATTGACAACGAAAAAGAATAGCCCTACAAAGAGGACTATTCTCAAAGAAAGGAGGTATAAGTAGCGCTACTAGTTAATTATACCATTCCAATAAATAACCCCCGTTACCGAGGGTTATTTTTCATTATTTCTTCGGACCAATATTCTGAACAATTGTAATATAGCCCGAAGCAGCTAATCCTACTACAATCCCCATGAGTGGATTAACGCCCATCAATAAAGACGTAATACCACCAGCACAACCAGCACCAATAATCGTTGCTGTGGCTTTCCAATCTTTATCAAACGCTCTTTTTACTAATTCGACTACACCAGCCACCATACCAAGAAGGATAGCGGCGGTCACAGGGTCTAATTCAAAAACTTCCATATTTTATCCTTTGAAACCATATTTCTTTAGCATTGCGTAAGTCTTAGGTCCGATTCTGCCGTCCCTTTCTAGCCCAGTTCTACGCTGGAATTCCGTGATTGAGGCTTTCAGATAAGGACCGAAGTAATTACCTAGTGCTTTTTTATTTGTATAAGCAGGGAATTTAGCACGCATGAAACTTGCTACCTGACCAATACGACCATCATTATCGCCATAAGCCCAATAACCCTTAGCAGGTAGGAAACCAGGTACAGGTTGTGGAGCAGGGCCATCGGTGTATTTAACTACTCGAACACCATCACACTTTTCACCCCAGCCAATTAACTTCCACCCAGCCAAACTAGTCAACCTTTTACCATCAGAATAATATGTTCCGTGGTCGGCAACCATAACGTGCTCATACTGGCTAGCAGTATCAAAATAAATCGGAGCGGCTATATTTGTTGGCGGTAATTCACCAGCGTGGAAGCAACCCTCTTTTTGTTGTGCTTCCATATCTGCTTTTGCTGATGGATAGGTGCCTTTATTTATTCCAAATCCTAGACGGCAATTCATCAGACACCATCCCTTACGGGTGCCCATCTTTTGAGGGTCAAATTTCAAAACTTGTTCATAAGCCATATTAGTCCACCTCATTCTGAATAGGTTGAGCAGAAAGATTTACCTCTTTTAACTCTTTCGCAGGAGTAATATCTTCTATCTCTCCCACACCTTGCAGTTTACATTTTATTTTTTCTAAAAAGTTCATTTTTCTCCTTGTTTAATTTGTTTTACTAGCAATTTGTCATACAGACATCTCGCACAATCCTCAAACTCCATCCCCAAGAATAGAGAAATCATTGAAGCCAAGATATTTGAAGATTCAATCATATTTTGTTTAGACTCTTCGGTCAGAGTCGCCTCATATACTTCGCAATCCATTACCCAAGCCTTCACTGCGTGTTTGAAAGCGCACCAATACTCTGGGTTAGGGTTTTCTCCCAAAGAAAGCAATTGATTCATCTGCTTTCTTCTTAAAACAAGTATTTTTTCTATTAAATCTTGAAGTTCTGGATTATTATCAATCTTCTCTTCTAGATGGTCAACCAAAGCAGTTTTCTCACCTATTGAGTGAATTAAATCGACTAGATAAGCCCTCGAACTCATACCGTGCGAATCTCTTTAATTTTCTTTAGAGTGCCATCAGGATAAATAATCCACCCAGTTAATTCTACATTTTCACCGGTTATAACTTTATAACCAATATCTTCCTCAATTGTGTTAAACACGCCAGTGTATTCTTTTGAATACCCCGATGTACTCGTGACAGTAATTCTATACTTATACGCAGTATCGGCACTTAAACTACTCAAATCCCAAGACACAGACAAATCCGAAACAGATTTTGTATCTGTGTGCTCAGAGTAATCATCCACACCATATTCAATTTTCCAAGAGTTAATCGTTGAATAGTTGCCTGCTTTTGTAATTGCCGCAGATACAGTAGCAGAATCGGTAGTAATATCTGAAACTTCTGCTCTTATATCATCCATAGAAGATGCTTCTGGAATGCCAATATCCCAATAACAGTCTGGGCCAGTATTGCCATATGAATCGTGAAATTTCGCTTTCAAAGTAATTTTTGATGCTTTGCCAGAAACAGTAATTGAACCAGTATAATTACCATTAAAAACAGATTGATAGTATTCTGTTGTCCCTAAATAACCCGAAGTAGCATTTTTCACTTTTCTATTATTTGAAGCATTTGTGCCAATCTGCATATCGACATACCAGATATAATTCCAGTAACCATTACGCTCCAAACTCATACAAAAATTAATCGAGTAGGTTACTACATTCCCCACCCTAGTAACAGAATCAACCCATGCTCGTCCCCGAACAAATGGGTGACTACTGCCAGAGGACATCCTTTGCCAACCGAGTGCTTGTCCCATAAATACTCCTAACTTTTAGCGACTAAGACTATTGTTATAACACCAGCAGTTGCAGATGGAAGAGGGTCGCCTTCATTAATTACTGCAAACTGTATTTTTGAACCATCAGAAGTAGTGATATTAGGAATACCCACATTCGAGGATAGACTCACCATTGACCTGTGGGACGTGTCAATATTAGCAGACGTAATTGAAGTAGCACCTTTTGGAACATTCACCCTTGCTAATTCTACCCAAGGATTAGTGCTACTCAATGGAGAAGTAGAGTTGACAGTTGTATTACTCTTCGCCGAAGGGCTAGCGCTAGCACTACCCTTTATGACGGCAAACTTCAACGCATTCAAGTTGTTATTAGAAGTGCTCAAAACACTCAAATCAATATATGCAACAATCCTATCTATACGAGGGTTAGACGAATCAGCCGCCGATATAGAAACAGTTTCAGTGGCATCGGACCAAGCAGCATATGAATAATCGGCATCAAAGTAGTCAATATTATTTTGAGGCCATTGAGTAGATGGAATTTTAATCTCACCGGCCGTAATATTTAAGTTCATAGTAGGCGTAGATTGAGCCTGAACTTCAAGCCCCTTTAAGATAAACCCATCCACAAGTTTCAATGGGAAACGAAAATGCCCATTTTCATCAGTTTTCCCACTTGAGTTATTTCTGTTTGATACATATCTTGACATAGTATTTATTCCTTATTAGATTATAGCATTTACGATTGACTCACTAATTCTAGTTTCATTTCCCCTTCGCAATTAGCGACACACAAACCATATACTATCCTAGCCCAAGTCGGAACATATTGGGTATAACTGTAAACAGTAAACTCACAAGTGAAAGGGGTATCCAAATGAACTGTTCCCCAAAATCTCGTGTTTACTTGAGAAGGGTCAAAGACAAAAAATTCACACAATACATCGTCTATTCTTTGACTTTTCGGGTAGAAGGTAAATTTATATGTTTTCATACCAATTGAACCTTCTGGAAAAGCCAAATTGCCAGTTGTGTAGGTATAGATATTATAGCTATCGTTTTGGGTTCTCTGAGAGGTTTTTAACTCAACAATTTGAGCCTCGACTCTACTTATCCTACTCGCTAAATCTTCGTCCATTATTCTACTTCACTCCCATCAGATAAAAATGCTCTTAGAGTCCCATAACAATTTGCATAAATTACTCCACTTACAGTGTATGTCCCAGGAGTATAAGGATAGTCTGGGTTAACAGTTAGCTCAAAAATCGATTGTTTTGGGTTAGACGGAGAATAGTAACTAGGATAATATATCCCATAAGCATCGTAAGTAAACTCTGGAACATTTGTAGGTGAACCATTAAAAGTCGCAGTTAATTTTGGAGCAACAATCGGGAAAAACCTACTTGTTGCCTCAAAGACATAAATCCTGTTAAAACCTTGGACTCCATCATAATTGAACACATAGTTTACATTTTTGACTGGAATTAAAATATTTGACCCACTCCCAACGGATTGAGATGTTTTTAACTCTTTTATCCCTTGTTCTAAAGCGACAATTCTATCCGCCAAATCCATATTAATACCACTCATATTGTTCTTGTTTTATTTCTAACTTTCCAATATCATTTGAAACACACCATATCCTTAATTTTGTAAAACTAGGGTAGCCAGTATATTTTATTCCTTCAATTTGTAAGATTGCCCTACACACATTAGACCTATCGGAATCTTTGAACGGGGTGGATAAAAGAATTTCAGGAGAACCATCAGTACTAGACCATAATGGTTTGAAAGGATAAACATTCCCATTATCGTCGATAGCCTCCGCTTTTGGAACTATTATCACGTCTTTATCTGGCTTGTTCCCAGTAAATGTTAAGAACCCTACCCAAGCCCTTTTATAAGAATACCCATCATAGCTATGACTCTCAACATTAAAAACTTGTTTATCGCTCTCATACATAGCGGCATCATTCATAAAATAGAACTGATTTGTTTTTAACTCTTTTAAGGCCTGTTCCGCTTTAACAAGTCTATTCGCCAAATTAGCATCGTTATATGTTTTCAGTTGACCCATTTTACTCAAAACCCATTTCACACACATTACATATTCAACCCTTGAACCCACTTAGATTGATGCCCAGAGCTTGTTTCTTTATAAGCGGCACCAGAATATTGCCATAAGATTATATCAAGAGGAGTATTCCCTGTTTTATTTGTTGCGCCGACAGATAGCGTACAATCGTTATATCTCCTTCCATCCTGATAATAGTGCCATACTTTTACGTAATCTATTGGGTATTCAGCACCCAAATCGATTGTTATAGATTGAGTACCAGTCGAAGAGACACCTGCATAGTTGGTTAGAACCCCATCGGTTGCATTTGACATAGGCCAGCCACTCGAAACAGTCCCGGTTGGAGTTGGCACTAACCCACTAGCAATATTCACGCCATTCATCCAAACCTCGATTTCGTTCCAATGATTTCCAGAGTTAACAGTATTACCATTAATCGTATCTTTTATATACCGTACCATTACTGGTACTGGACGAATAATTGGAGGTTCAAGAGTTAAATTCACAGTTTCAACATGCTCACTATCGACACTCACTTGTAATTGACCGACACGATAAAAACCACTTACAGTCCCTAAATAATCATCACTTTCAACGCCGACATAAACAACATCACCCACTTCGATGTTTGACGGGTTTATAGAGCCATCCCTGATTGTAATTTTTGGCAAATTAGTTGGGTCTTTTTTATCCCATAAATCACCTATTCCGTGTTCAGATAAAGTTTGTTCAAGTTGAACATTATTATAAGTCACTACACTTTCTCTTGTGCCATATAGTTGGCGAGAAGCGACATTCGAAGTTACTACCTCCAAACGCTCATCCCCAATCCCAGAGCCGATATTAATAATCTTATTAGCCAGATTTGCGGCAGACCTAGTAATAGACATCTGATGAATATTACCAGGATATACGACTTTCAAATTTAGTTTATCGGAACCTTTTCTCGAAGCACAATTGAAAGTCCTATCCTCATCAAACCAAAAATCGAAATTATCTTCTTCCAAACAAGTTAAATTAATCAAAGCGTCCTTGATATTTTGAAGTTGATAGTTTCTTTGACGAGTATTACTTTGAGACAATGAGGCCGTATCCACCCCAAGAGAAACATTCAAATTACACAGCGAATTTTCAACTTCATCTTTTGGATAAACATAACAATCATCTATATACAACGCAGTGCTAGTATCTTGTTCAATATAAAAATACCCTTTATCAAAAGTAACCGAAAAATCTAATTCCTGGTGTTGCCAACTTCCATTTCCCTGAACACTAGTGATTGTAACTTGGTTATCACTCGTGGTGATTAACTCTCTTTCCCTAAAATAAATAGTCTTTCCAGAAACACCTTTCACCCAAACATCAAAATGAACCCTATCACCAGATGAGGCATTCATTTGAGTTCCAGCACCAACCCAACCAGCAGAAGAAGCAGCAATTGCCACTGCCCCATCCCCACTATGAACATTGGCCGAGGCGGTCGTCCTAGCCATAACCCCCACCGGACATAGCCAGTAAGAAACATCAATATCTGCCGTTGGGTTCTTCACCAAATTCTCTGCTTTTTGAGCGCCCTCCACTAGTTTTCTAGCAATTTCTGCATAAGTATAGCCACTCCAAGATTCAGTAATATATTGGTCTTTGAACAAATTCAAAAATCCCGTACATTTAACTTGGATACTAACAGGAGCATCATTATTGATTTGGAAGTTAGTTTCTACAACCTGAGCGCCAATAATATATTCACCATTTCTACGAATACGAATATCGTGGACGTACGGAGTAAGAACATCAGCAGGAGAAACCCCCATCGCTTCACACTTCTTCTCAAATTGAACTAAATCAATAGAAAAAGTAACAGTTTCGACATCATCCAAAATCCACTCAATATCCAAATCAGAGTTCACAATAGAGGAAATATCAGCGACATACTGCCCCGTTTTCCAATCCCAGATTTCAATATCGTAAGATACAACCTCTAACTCCCTAGATTTATCCATTAGATACCTCTATACCCAAATTTATACTTTATACTACCAGACGAAATATCGTTAGAGCTACTAGTTTCTAGAACTACCTTATTATTACCAGGAATAAGAGCCCACCAAGTAGAATCGACATCTTTCCATGAAGCAATAGACAGACCATTTTTTGTGATAATCCGTTGTTTCATATCAATTATCGTTATATCACTGTTAGCCACAGTTTCACCAGCAGGAGTATTTAATAAAATAAACTCACCAGTCGTTAGATTCCTAATTTTAGCGTCATGAACTATACCTTTTAGCGTAATTATAGGGTAAGCATCAACATCGCCACTATTAACTACCGTAGTAGTCTGGCCAGACGACCATGTAACCGGAACTTCATACGGAATCGTAAAACCGCCACCCTGCTCTTTATAAAAGACAACCTCTACCCACGATGAATCGGTTGTCAAACCATCACCACCATCATAGATAATCGGGTCTGGGCACAAAATAGAAATCTGGAACTCTCCACTTCGAGGATTTGCGACATCTGATTTAATATCAGAAATATAACCTTCTACAAAATAGTTTCTACCAGAAAAAGTCTTGATAAATACAGGATACAGATACCTAATATGCAATTTAGCCATCAAATCAGACCGAAGTTGGTCAGCCTCTTCGCAAGTATCTCCAATATAAAAACCTTGAAGAATAATTGTCCTAAAACCATACAACTGTGAAGAAATATATCCACCATCTACCCCAGCATAAAGCCCATCACCAGTTCTAATATCTGGTGCCGTCAAACCAGAAAGTGGTGCACTTAAATGATACTTTGAATTACCCCCTAATACTATATCGTCGCCAATTCTAAAAATCATCTTTAAGCCCTATTATACATTAGTTAAACCTTTGAAATTTCCCAAGCCAAATCGGTGTTAAGTTTTTGCATTGAGTAGTTTGTGTAATTATTATTTGTTTGGTTAATCTGAACAGGACGCTTATCTCCATAATTTGTGCCATCCATATCCATCATCGGCAAAGAAGAACCACTAACCGAAGCACTCAAATCCGTGCTAAATGGTACATCTTCCATAGTGAGCGCATCAATCACTTGGTCGGCAAGACTTTTTGCCTCACCTACTACCAAATCTTCCGTTGAAGCAATACCTTCTGCCAGACCTAATCCAGCCCAAGCACCACTTTCAAATGTCGTTTTCCACGGAGAACCTTCTTTCCCTCTATCTTTCAATCCCTTCAAGAATCTGTCTGCAATATCCCTACCTACTTTATAAACAGCAGAAAGCTTACCATTAGACCCGTCAATAAAGCCTTGAACGGCATTTTCACCACTTGTCTTAAATGACACACTTTCAAAACCATTTTTCAAATTCTTAGCCAATGCTTCGCCCTGATAGAACTCATCTCTCATCTTGGCTTCGATAGTATCCCAAATAGCACCTTGAACTCTAGCGGCGGCTTCATTCAAAAGCCCTCGTTGGCTATCCATACCTGAGATAAAGTGTGAAACAATATCTCTACCCAGAGTATCCATATCTACAAGTCTGTCTCGAAGAGTCTTTTCGACACCATCTAACAAAATAGACATAGTATTCAAGAGGGCGGAAATTATACCAGTTTTATCTTCACCTTTAGATTTTTCTAGTGTCTTTTCTAGCTCAATTAATTTCTTCGCAATCTCTGTAGCATTTTCGACAGTATTTCTCTTTTTATCAATATCGCCAATATCTTTAATATCACGAATCTTATTAATTACTTCTGTGACAGCGTGAATCTTTTCCTTAGCACCATCAACCCAAACACCAGGCATACCATTGATTGCTTCACCAATTTGAGACAATTTTTTAAGAATCTCTACTACTTCATTGACTTTATCAACAGTAATTGGGTTACCCGTGAAGAAGTTATTAATGGCTCCAAATATACCACCATCACCCTTCATATCGATTACTAATTGAACTACTTTACCTAATTCATTTACAGCATTCTGAACAGCGCCAAAATCAGCCTTGATATTTTGAATCTTATTCAAACTATCACCCATATCAGAATAGACGCCCAAAATCTTAGCAGCATTTTCTGTTGCACCTGCTTGAAGCATCATCTTTATAGCATCGCCAAGCGCTTCCCAAATATCTTTACCATTACTCAAAGTTGGGTTTGCAACCGTCTCACAAATTTCACCGAGGAGTTTAACTTTAGCAATAATTGCTTCTTTATCAATCTCAATGTTCTGAATTTTATCGAGATTGTCGGCCATATCGGCATATGTTTGGACAATAATCCCAATGGCAATCGTTTTTGCCATTTCCATGAACATACTAACGACAGATTTCAACTGGTCTAGAATGGAACCTTGCCCACTTCCACCAATAATATTGATTACATCTTTAATAAGATTGACCTTAGCAATAACTTTCTCTGGGTTAATCTTAATTTTCTGCAAAAGTTCAAGTTCCTTGGCGATGCCGGCATACATAGCGACAATTACGGCTAACTCAATCGTCTTAATCATCTCCAAGAACATTTTTGCAATTTCGGCGATGTTCTCTAAAATTCCTCCATCTGGTCCAATTTTCTCGAGAATATATTTAATAAGATTAACTTTTTCAATAATCTTCCCAGCATCCAAATCGATACTTTGAAGAACTTTCAACTCAACCGCAATTAAAGCATATGCACCAGCCATTGCTAACATAGCAACAAGACCGGCACCCATAACAATAGCCGCCACACCAGTAGCCATGATTGCCCCAATTACCCCTGCTAAGACACCCATTGCTACTACAGCAAGAGCAATAGCACCAATCTTTTGGGCAAGAGCACCGAAATCAGATTTGATAGAAGCATCCACAACACCAAGAGCTAAGCCTAGAACGGCGACAGTGGCGGCAATCCCCACTATGACTAATAATCCTTTAGCCATAGTTTTCCAATCAACTTTAGCAATAGCGTTAGCGATTAGACCCATAGCCGCAGTAACAGCCACAATTAATACTAATTCAAGAGCCAATCTACCCAAATCCACATTTTCAAGAGCCTTATTTACTACCCATAAAGCCCCAGCCATAGCCGCAATAGCCACAGCAATAGCCACAATAGCAACTGCACCTTTTATAATCAAACCTTCAACTTGTGAAACCTTGCTCATACCAGGGCTCATACTAGTAGTACTAGAACTAATCTGATTTACGGAAGTAGCGGTTTTACTGCTTTCTTGAGCGGCTTTTGCTAATTCACCAGCCCCACCGGTTTTACCTATACCCGATTTAAGAAGTTGGTTAGCAATAGTATCCTGCACTCCTTTATGGAGAACTTTATCCTTAAAGAATGAAATCAATTTTGGAGCAATCCACTTCAAAGCAATACCACCGACTAACCCGATACCAATAGATTTCATCATATTAATACCAAAATCTTCGGCAAACTTATTTAAGCTATTTTGGGCCTCATTGAGAGTATTTTTAAGAGGGTCAGCAATATCATCGGGAGTTATACCACCAGTACTACCAGAACCAGAGCCACCAAGTTCCTTCGCCGCCTTTGCCATATACGTTCCCATTTGGGCAAACGCATCTTCGAGCGTCGGCATAGCACCATAGATGCCTTCGGCAATATTTTCTACTAATCTACCACCGACATCTTGTAACTCGATAGTTTCACCATCAATGCCTTTACGAATTTCATCAACTTGGTCAAGAGTCTTTTCTTTAAGATTTTTTACTTCTTCAATACCGGCACGATTGGCCTGTTCTTGTTTTGCCAACCATAACTCATTTAATCTAGCGATTTCATCCCCACTCATTTGAGCAATCGTTGCTAATTCTTGAGCGGCATCAATCCCCATTTCTTGAAGTTCATCAACAAGACCAGTCTCAAGACCAATATTATTTAACGCTTCTTTCGTTGAGGCAAAATTCTGAAGAGCGGCAACTTGTTGGTCTAAATCAGAAATAATATCAGTTGAACTCTTACCACCAGACGTATCAACTTTATCAAACAAGCCATACATCTTAGCAATCTTGCTAATTGTGCTATCAAGCGTATCATTATAATCTCTTTGGAGCGAAAGAATCTGAAGATTAGCCTGTTTCCTTGCTTCCTCCATTTTCTCGATTGCCGTTTGATACTGCTGAGAGCCAACAGCAAACATCTTCGAAACTTTCTTCCATTCCTGATATTGCTTCGGATAATCAAGAAGCCCAAAATCAATCTTATTTGAAATAATTTTTTCAATTGATTGGAGAATATCACTAGCAAGCATATCCATCGCTTTTTGAGCGACAGACTTATTATTCGTGATACCTTCGGCAAGACCTAACACTACATATTTGCCTTGCTCCGCCATCACAGTAGATGGAGAATGGATACCCAACGCTTTCTGGAAGGTGGCAACCATCGTTTCAGCAATTTGCTTTAAGAAATTATAGACAGCTTTAACACCTTCATTGATACCATTTTGGAAACCGATAATAAAGTTCTTACCAGCGTTATAAATAGCCGTCCCAACATTTTCAAAAGTATTTTTAATACCCTCAATCATTGCTGGGCCAAACTTCTTTACTACTGCGATAATATACATAATCGCCGCAGCATATCCGAGAATCGGTTTAGAATCCAACAGACTAAACATCAAAAATGCCGTGACCAAAGAGGTTAAGACATCTGTCGGAATACTCGCCAATGCCTCTGCTATTGAAGCCAAAACATTAGCAAGGGTTTCCATTATCCATATAAATTCATCAGACGAAACAATCGTTACAATAATATCCACAAATGCTTGGAATATAGGGATAATCTTTTGAAGCAATTTACCAAGAGCAGAGAACAACCGACTTATAGAATTTCTAAAATTCTCACTATTCTTATAAGCCGTAACAAGACCAGTAGTTAAAAGCCCGAGGAATACGGCTAACAACGGGTTCTTCTTAAACAAATTTGTGAATACGTTGACCAGACCTTTAGCACTGCCCGTGATTTTTTCAATCACTCCGCCCACAATCGGTAACTTACTCGCTAACCCTCCAACAAAGTAGGTGGCTACACCAGCGACACCAGCAAGAAGGGCTTTGTTTTCAGACAAGAACTTTACGACTTTTGCTAACCAATCTACAACTTTTGGAATAATTGCCGATACTTTATCGAGTATTTTAGCGAGAGTTTCACCAAGAGTAGTTAATGCCTCCTTCAATTTATCGGAACGCAAAGCAGTAGCAAGAGTCTTTACTAACCTCATCCACGCTTTTTCAAGACCCTGCTCGGAAATAATAACTTCATTATTTACAACTTTATAGCCAGCCAAAGCGGCGCCTAATTGTTGCAAAGAACCCTTAAACCTATCCATCTGGCGAGCAAGCGTATTTTCATAGGCTTCCATAGCCTCTGGATTGACTGAACTTTCCATCGCCTTTCGGAATTCTTCAAAACCAATCTTCCCCTGCGATGCTAACTCACGAACACCTTGTGTAGTTGTATTTAATTGCTTTGCCAATTCCCTATAAATTGGAACACCACGGTCGGACATCATCTCCAAGTCCATCGTCATAGCACGGCCAGACGCAGACACACGAGCATAATACCTTGCTAATTCATCAATCTTAACACCAGACGACAAAGACACATCGCCCAATATTTTCAAATCGCCTGCCAATTGACCAGTATTTCTACCAAACTGGACTAATTGTTTTGTCGCACTCGTAACATCAATACGCTGAAATGGGTTATTAGACCAATAATCAGCGGCAATCGACATCGCCTCATTACCTGCTTCAACGGAACCAGTAAGACCAGCCATAGCGATACGAGAGGTTTCCAAGAAATCAGTTGCCTGAACACCTTTTCTCACAAGACTAGTCAAAGCCGTGACAGCAGAGGTCGCACCAAGATTAAAAGCAGTCCATCCGACATTAGCCAGACTAGACGCTAACTCTCCCATAGAAAAAGAAGTTTCTTTTGCCCCTTTGCTTAGAGAACCCCAAAAACTAGTATCCTGACGGTTAAGGACTTTTACCGTAGTTTCTGCTCGTTTTTCTACATTATCTAAGGTTTGATTAAATTGAGAGTCATCGGCCTCAATTATCCATCTAACAGTTCCACCGTGGGTTGGCATATCGTTTAATTACCTATTTGTTTTTTATAATAATTAGTTAATTGTTTTACGCCTTGCCCTTTCTTCGTGTGTGGAGAAGCCACAATCTGCGTTAATTGCAGATATTTTTCAGCCTCTTTCTTTGATGCTGTTTTTAACAATAACCGTATATCTCTAATACTTAATCTTTTAGCATCTTCAAGAGTATATTGCGGATAATAGTAACATATCGTAGCCCATAATTCCCGATTGGAAGTTTTTTGCTCTTTTACCGGTCTTACGGGCTTTACCGATATTCTCCTCGGCTCGTCATTAGCCGGATTCATCTAATTACTCCGCAGAGAGTTGTTCAAGAACCATTTTATTAAACGCTTTAACCACAGGGAATGGTTGTTTACGAAGCGTATCGGCAATCGGAGTGTCGTGGCCAACAGGAATAATTAACTTATAGAACTCTTCCGTAAGTTTTTCATCAATTTTATCCATCTCCTCGACTGCCTCTGGCGTATCAGTTTTACTCAAAACTTCACGCTTTTTGCTAAGTTCAGTAATCGGCTCAATTTCTTCAAGAGTTGGATATTTCATATCATAATCCAAACCACCAATAGTGAACTCGAATACCTCCGAAGTATTTTCATTTAGATTTAATCGTGAACTCATTTGGTTCTACTCCTTCATATATTTTAGCGTTATTCCCCTCTATTTTCGCCTCTACGGGCTTTTAATCTCAAAGACGATACATTTATCATCTCATCGAGAAAAATAACATTTTTAACTAAGTAAATTATAGCACGACAACAAAAAAGCCCCTCTCCAAATCGAAGAGGGGACTTTTAAGATTAGGAAGCGGCTTGAATACCGTTGAAGAACTGAACAACGCCCTCGCCCGTGCCAGGCTCACCACGGAAGGTTACCTGAACAGTACGAACAGCATTATCAGCAAAATCAATCGCAGAAAGGCTAGTACGAGCCTTTACAAGACGAGTGGTTTCACCAGTACAGCTAGTAATCTCCAAATCGTACTTAGAAGCAGACATGTCACAAGAAGCGGCAACAATATCAATTGCACCATCATCACTCGTAACAGTTTCGCCAGTAGAAAGCGTGCCACCTTTAGCCACAAAATACTGTGGGAAAATCGTAGCAAGTGCCGAAACATCGGAAGCCAAGAGAGTGAGGTCAACCGAAGCCGTAATAGCACCCTCGACAGTGTAGGTACGACCATCAAGCGTTTCGTAGTCATTGGAGGCTACATCATAGTTGAAGCCAAGTTCGCTAACATCAAGAAGAGTATTGCTACCCCACTTAATAGTGAATGGACCTTTTACTAATGCCATAATTTATTTTTTATCCCTTTTGTTTTTTAGTTGTTATTACAACCCTTATAAACCCATAGTTGAACTTGGATAAGCCCAACCATACGATTTTCAGAATCGATGTCTTGGTCGGCAGGGAATTGGGTTGTATTTATGTCGACCAGCTCGAAACCTTCTAATTCCACACAGCCAGAACAGTTCAACATTTCTTCTAATGCAGATAATGTTTCATCCACCGTCTTTGCTTCATTACTCCTGAAATAAATCAGAAAATTATACGCTTTAACGGCTTCACCTGTCTTATTGGTGGATACTTTCATCCCCCCACTTGGTATTACCCAATAGAGTTCAGTTTGTGTTTTCAACGAATTAGGCACTCGATACAAAAAGATGTTTTGCCCAAATACACCGCAACCTTTATCTTCTAGTAATTTTACAAATGCTCTCGATATTGTCATTCTATCCCAACTTTCTGGATATATTCATCGACATTACTCATCACATCTTCAACAGATTCTTCTACGAAGTGTGCCTGTGTTCCAGGAGTCGTATAGTGTCTCACAGGACCAGATGTATATCCTCTTTCCTGATACTCTGCGTATGGGGCTCTCCATTCAATTATACCAGTCAAACCGTTGATTTGTTTGCCAACCATAGCCCTCAAATCACCGTGCTTGAATGGAGTTTTATAAACGGACTTAATATGTACATCCTCTATCATCAGCCTTAACATTAAGCTAACCTGATTTTTAGTTTGGAATTTAACTTGAGGAATATTACTTTTGTATTCAATCCCCATATTAAGACCCCAGTATATCTAACGCCTCACATTTAGTTAGAAAACAATGAACATTATTAATATCGTTTTCAAGCAGTTTTCTTTGCCCAACCTTACAACGAGAAATCTTATACCAAGATTCGTCATCTTTGCCACCATATAGGTTAGCCACAAGATACATTCCTTCTAATCTGAACGCATTTGCCTTTACATATGGATTATTAATATCCAAATAGACGTGGGCATCCGTACTCAACATTTCAGTATAAGTAATCTCATTTTGGGAAGTCCCTTGTAAGAACAATCCCTTTACCACTTCAAGATGACCAAGAGAATTATCCCCATAACCATCCTGAGCAGTTTCTATCAAAAGCAAGTTATCTTTATAGTCTAATAATTGGTTCATATCGTTGGCATCTGAATTACCGAGCCATAAGGACCAGCATATCTCTTCAATAATAGAAGAGCATCTTTCGATTCCTCTGGTGCCTTGATTTCGCCAACCGACCAAGAATGACCATCCACAGACTCACTTTTAATATTTCTAGATTGGTCTGCATAGTAATCAACCATATCACACAAGAGATAAGCAAGGTCATTAGGCAATTCCTCTTCCTCGGTAATATCTACCCAGTCAGCATCTACAATTAATTGGACACAATCCTTACAATCACAATCACAGAAACAAGTTTCACATTTCTCAATATGATTACCGATACCACTCTGCATATATTGCTTAGTAAAATGCTCAAATGTTTTATAGGTAATAAATTGCCTATTTTCTAACACTTTACCTAATTTCACATTATAAACATCGTGAAATGGGTCAACATGAAGAAATTTATCCTTTGAATTGTATGGGAATACCTTTATAATACCCCTCACCCCATCAGGAGGTAATAAGGTTGAAGTTTGCGGAATATCTGGGCAAACGCATTCTCTTTGCGATTTACCCAATTCAATGTAAAGGTTCTGAGGCTCCAGAGTGTAACCCAAAAGCGTTTCCAATTTACTTTGAGCACGCTTAATTTGAGCCGTATAATATGGTCTTTTCTCGGCTGGAATAATTATCCCAGTAAGTTTTTCATATTTTTCTAAATCCACTCTGGACACCTCTGTTTGTTAAATATTTATATTAGGATGCTGGACCTTCGGTCGCAAGAATACCGGCAACACGGCTAGTATCCTTGATAGCACCACCACGGAAGAACGAGCCACGGAGGACAAGTTCGTTGCGCTGGTAGGCAGAACGTACAGTGCCATCAACTTCGTAAGAAGCATCAGCAGAAATATCATACTGCAAACCACCACTCGTACGACCAGTGAATTCACCAAGGTCAGCGTAGAATACAGCGTGCTTGATTTCTACTTCTTTGCCATCAACAACAAAGACTACTTCATCATCACTCTCGATGGTTGGGAGCAAATCGTTTGGAAGCACAATATATGGCATACCAAAGATGCGTGGAATCTCACCATCAATAAAGATGCTTGAAAGTGGACCATTAGCACCTGCTTCAAGAGCATGAGCTTTGAGCTGTGCGAAGGTCTTGTTGTTAAAGAGAAGCGTACCATTAACGGTGGTGTCGCTGATTTCGGCAATAGCCTTCAACCAATCAACCATAGCTTCGGTATCGGTCATTGGAGCATAATCAACACTCTGACCATTCTCTTCAACAGCCTGCTCAAGACGAGCAATAACCAACTGAGCACGTTTGCGGTCATAATCATTACGATAACCAGCAGCAACATCACTCAAGAGGTCAACAGCGAAGAAACGGGTAGCAGCATTACATACGACAGTAACAGCGGCCATTTCTTCAAGTTTGCTGGTGACTGGCTCGGCGGTATACTCGGAAATTGGCTTCAAGTTGCCATCCTTACCATCATCACACATAGCGACATTCTTCATATCGATGTCGCCTTTACGCTTCAACCAAGCGAATTCAAGACTATCGGTTTCTTTCCATTCGGTAGCATTGATGATTGCAGAGTAGTCAGTACGTTTGCCAACAATCTCTCTGTACATCTCTGGCGGAATAACAAAGTTGCCCATAGAGGCGATAGTCATGCTATTCTTAACAATGCCAGCCTCTTTGAGAGCGTTGAAGTTAACTTCATTAATCTCATTAAGAGTTTGGCGACCCGCAATAGAACCGTTGCGGAAGGCTTCATAAGCAGAATTTACCTGCTTATTATAACGCTCTTTCCAATCCATATCGGTGAAGGAAGCACCTTCCTCATCCTTCTTGAATTCTGGAGCTTTTGCATCGTTGGAGAAGTAGCCTTTAAGAACTTCTGCAACTGCATTCTGGATTTCTTCTTTATCCATTGTTTCTTCCTTTTTATTTTCTACTTTTTCATCAGCGGAATTAAGGTCATCAATTACAATTTCCTCAACACCTTCTTCATCGGCAGGTTTTTCTTCATCCTCACCAGTGAAGTCTTTTACCATATCGATTAAACCATCAAGTTTTTCAAAGAGTTCAGCGACCTGTTCATCGGAAATCTCATTTTCTTCTTTTTCGACTTCATCAACTTTGTTTTCAGTCTCTTCTACTTCCGGCTCTTCGGTCTTTTCTTCTACAACTTCCTCGACTTCCTCGGCTTCGGCGACAGGCTCTTCTACTTCTTCTTTTGGCTCTTCAACTGGTTCAGTTTTTTCAACCTCTGGAGTTTCGACAACCTCTTCTACCTTTTCCTCGGCTTCGACAGGTTTGTTTTCATCTTGCATATTTGTTTCCTTACTAAAACTATTCAGGATTTCTTCTTCTACTCCTTCAACGTTTAATCCATCAGCCTCAGCGGTCTTTAATGAATTACGCACAGAATTGATAATAGCGGAGTAGTTGTTAGGGCAGACGACTTGTGATAGACCGACCAACTCATGATTTTTAAGAGTTCCATCTGTGCTATCTGCACCAGGTCCAATAGTTTCTGTGCTAAAAGCCTTCGAAAATCCACCGACTAACAAATCATAAGCTAATCTTGCGTATGGATTTTGCTTAACGGCATAGACAATCTTCTCAACTGAAATTCGTCCATTTTCTTTTTTGACACCCTCAACACGACCAATGATGTTGGATAATTTATCCTCGTGGTCTGCAGTCAGCTGGCCTGCATATTTGCTGATGTCAAGAGAATCAATATCGTAACGAGTTCCGTTACGTTGAGTCTGATTATCTGAAATACAAAGACCGTTCGGGAAGGAAACTACACCTTCACCTTCATCTTTGTAGGAGTTTCGAGTGACTTCGATTATGTTTTTAAACTTTTGTTTCACTCTGAACCTCAATTTTTAAGTGTTCGTGTTTTAGACAACTGGCTATAAATCTTAGCTCTCCGTATCTAGTGCCTATTATAACATATTCCTATTTTCTTCTTCATTCACACGAAGTTGCATAGTGCTAGAGAGTGTGGCAGGGATATGGACCTTCCTCCCAGCCTCATTCTCTCTTTCAGCCCATTTCAAAAATTCATCTGTCATTACCCAATCCCCACCATATTCTACGAAATACCTTTGAGCAATTTTCAATATTGTATCGTGATTTTCTGGTTGAGTATTTATATACATTGTTAATAAAGTTCTTATACCATCTAATCTAGTTTCAAGAGTTAGTTTTTTTATCTCATCCAAAGATTTCTGAAGTTGGTTAGTTCTGTCCAAAGATTCTTGCCTACGTTGTTCTAAAGCAATATGACCCCTTTTTTCCGAACGGTTGATAAAAAAACCTATTAGCAACATACATAAGGCAACACTACACACCCCTATTAATGTCGGCTCTAACTGAAAATGAAATACCTGAACCATAAATACACTTACGGTAGTGGCAAACCCAATAACCCCCAAGATATACCCCTTACATTCTTTTATATCATCAAAAATTGTTTGTTTTTTATCCATTTTCCCAATCGCTTTTATCACTAAGATAATTATATCAAAAATATGCCACTTTCTTTATATGTTACCCACGATATATAAAACCACTTTATATAAAAATACCTATAGAACGTGTTTACTATAAAACACACTCTACCGGTCTATCAGACTAAAAAACCACTGTTCCCTTTATCCCCCACTATAAGACTATGTTTACTCGATTACATATCTCATAAATTTAATATATCACGCTGGTTTATTGCATGCAAATACTTTGACGAACGCTCCAGCACCAAGATTCCCACCACTCACGACCTGAAATGCTGTTGGCTCGGTAGCATTCTGGGCTCGTCCTTGAGTTTGAGCATACCACTGATTTTGCCCAGAACAATTTGCTATTGCGCGAAACTTACGCCATTGGGTAGACGCCGTTTTAAACGATGTGAACTCTAGATTAAAAGTGTCGTATGCATAGCAATTTTCTATGTTTATCTGCCAAGGTCTATCCGTAAGAACAGCGACAGCTCCATTAGCGTTCTGCCAAAACACACGCTGAACTGTGCTAGCAATAGTTGATGTCCCATTAAGCATACGAAAATCTAGCCATGTATCGCTTACACCGTTAACCCACTCTCCAGCCGCAATTACTTTGTAACAATCATATTGATTCGGCAGGGAACAAATCATACTTGAACCAGCGGTCGCCAATTTTATTTCGGATACTAATTGCCACCCAGATTCACTGCCGCCAACTAAATCCCACGATGTAACTGGGTATAACACTGTGCCGTCTTTATCTTTTAATGTTACTGCTTTTGCCATATTTTACTCCTTAATTAGTTTGGGAACACCTCAATCCTTGCGTTCGCATCGAGATAGTTAGTTACTGAACCAGTATAAGCGTTACGGACGTGAACGTTAAAAGCTGAATCGCCATTGATAAAGCTGCCAGTGCAAATTAAAGCTGAGTCTGCAGACGAAACACAGATACTAGCTGACATCTTCGCCGAATTAAAAGCAACAGGCGCCGTAATATAATTTCCTATCCATTGGTTGCCAGTAAAGGTAACACTTATCGAGCGACAATAACAAGAGTAAATTATTCTTCCGTCTGGGTATTCCCGCTTATACCATGTTGGAGCGAACCATGCAGAAGCCGATGTTGATTGCGTCGTGACCGTTGGCTGCATTGTCGACCAGTCAATCATACTTGCCGAAACCATTGGAGTTTGCTCAGACACGACTGCAATTTCCTCAGCCGTTACGGCATTGTTCAAAAAAGCCTGAACAGTTCCTCCTTGAATTGAGCTGCCATTAGTATTTAAAACTGCATCAGCAGTAGTCTGTGGATAAGTAATATCCCCATTATCTTCTTTTAATGTTTTTATATATGTAGCCATTTGTTATTCCTTATATATTAGTCTAGCAATTCCATTCTCATCACCAGCGTATAGTTTTGTAATTTTTTTCGCCACACCATTTACAGAACCATATAATTTCCCAATTTCTCTAGCCCTACCATTTACAGGCCCATAAAGATGACATTTGTATAGTGGTGCAATTGAATCAGTAGTAACAGAACCAGAAACAGAACATACAGTTCCATTTAAATTAATCGAAGATGCCCAAGTAGTTGTTATCGCATCTCCATTATCATTATAAGTAAATTCTTTAGTTAAAGCAGATTGAGCTAAATTGTAGTTAGTAAATACCCCATCACCAACTGTAGTATACTGGCCACTATATACAGTTCCAGAATTCAACCCTCTAAAACCGATTTCATTGTAGATTCTTGTGCTTCCACTCGTATAATATGCATCATATGATTCATTCGCAACTGTAGCGCGGATATAATTACCTGAATTCCATCTAGTTATTGTTTCACTTGTTGAAGGCTTCCATGCACTAGAACCAGTCCTATAGTAAGTAAGAAGAGTAATTACGATAATATAAACTTTTCTGTTTGCAGAATCAACTGTTTGAGAAACAACGCCAGTTGTTAATAAACGACCTGAGCCAGATGTCACATAAGTAGATGACCTAAAAGTTCCAAATCCACTCGCCATTATGAATATACCCCATATAATGTATTTTTAGCCAAAGCAGAACCAGCCGAAATATCCGTTGTCGACATTGTTAACTTCACAAATTCTGTTGAATCTACTTTAGCAAATTTAATTGTACCATCTGCAATCATACTATTCGTCACGGTTTGAGTAACAGTCGAAGCAGACACCCCACTTTCAGAATGAACGTAATCTACTGCCTTAATTGTACTACCAGTAATATTAATGTGTGCTCCAGCCGTGTAAGTTGTACCAGCTACGGCTTTTCCGTTGATATGGGAAATCTTCCCACTTGAGTCCAGCGTGTAGAAGGTAGGTCTGCGAACATCCATATAAATTGTATTTGTGGCAGTAGCAACGCCAAATGGCAACCAAGTATAGCCAGCGGCCATTGAGGTAGCCAAGTAGTTGCCAGAATGGATATTCCCACTAGAGTCCATCGTACAACGAAGATATACCCTCGAACCAAGCGCTAGGGTATCGTGCGAGATATAGCCAACTTGAGTAGAGCTCATATTATACAATCTTCTAAAATAGCGGTAATCCATAGCCTTGTTTGCAGCGTATGTATTGGTAATCATACCCACAATGCCAGACTCGTCTGCCACCATATTCTTAGTCGTATTGCTTATATCATACACTTTCCCATCATCAGCAAGATAAGCAAGATGCCCATTTGTAACAGCTTCACCACTTTGAATTACAGAAGAGCCAGTCGTAGAGCCTTCATAACTCTGGATACAATCTGCCCTAGCCGCAGTAGTAGCGTTAAAACTTGCAGGCGCTCTAAACATCCACCCACGAGTAGCATATGGTTGAATAGAGTTATTTGTCTGATAGCTTGAACTCGTGTAAATCGTCCCACTTGGTTTTGTTTCGTTCCAAGTAATACCATCGGCAGTTTTGAATACGTCGACCTGGATAGTTCTGGAAGTGGCATTATAATTCCCAATCTCTGAACCAAACTTATAAGTATTGTTGTTTAACCCGGCAGATATAGGATAGACAGCACGAAGATAACGAATACCAGTGGTGGCGGCATCAGCAGACAAAGTTCTACATATTACGCTCGTAACAGGCCAGCTCAATGGGTCAAACCACTGCTCATTCACATCTACCACCTGTTTAATATTAGTCCCTGTAACCGTAATTCTATACGCTAAGGTTTTGTTCAAATTATCCCTAGTCCAACCAGTATTGTCAAATTGGTAAATAGGTCTATAAGTCGTATCGGCGACTGTCCAGGTAAAAGTCTTAATTGGCGTCATACCATCAAAACACGGGATAACATTGCCTTGACCAGCGGCCATAATTTGAGCGTCATCGGTTTCAATATAAGTCGAAGTATTATCTGCTCCATTATTAGTCAAGTCAGAAGTCTTTGTTGGCACCGTGATATTAGCCGTAACATTCGAACTTGCGTTAGCCGTGAAAGTCTGGACGTTAGTACCATTCTTTTGGATGGTAAGCGTAGCATTATTAACTGTTGGCAAATCCGAGGTTAAGGCAACCGTTCCTGTTTTACTTGGCAAAGACCAAGTATATGTATTATTTTTCAATGCGCCAGATAAATAAATATCTTTCCATCTCTTCGTTCCAGCACCACAATCTTTTGAATTATCTGCGCTCGGATATACTCTACCCGTAACAATCACATCAGCAGGAAAAGTCGTTACCTGATTTTCATCGAATGTATAAATATGCCCTGCCCTAGCCATTTCACTTGGCATTGTCCAGTTAGTAGCACCAATCATCCTAAAATCAATAGCACACGGTTTTTTCAACCCCCACGTTCCTAAAGTGGTGCAATAAAAGATAAATTCCAACTGACCAATTTGTCCAGTCTGGGTACTAAAACTACCACCAAATGTACTCACATACGGATACGAATTCCAACCTGAACCGCCAGCAATATCATAAGTTCCGACATTTATCCAAGTATCAGTCCCAGCAATATAATTAGCAATTGTTCTATGTCTAATTTGAACCTTATTCCCACCAGCACCTTGACTAGAAAAATTTATCAGAAGTTTTTTGGCAGCAGTATAGACTTTACCACCACTAGTTGGCCCAGCAGCAATTCTAACTCTTAACTTCAAATTAGCAATATTGTCGGCAGTGGCATTATCTGAGCTACCACCCACATACATACTCACACCAGAGGTAGTGACCATTTTCACTTTTTGAGCATCCGTCAAGCCATAATCCACCCAAGTAGTACCACCATCAGTTGTATAAGCAACATCAATACAAGAAGCAGGCAAGAATGCTAGCTTATTATGTCCAAATTCATCAATACAACCCATATCGTCTGGGCTAATCATATTATTTGTAAGTTGTTTGCCTCCCCAACTTACATATGACTCTTTTACATCAGTAATCGGAATTGTAATATTAGCCGTTCCATTAAAAGAAGTTGCCGTTCCCGTAGCACCAGTCCCAATCCCAATCGTTCTGGCAGTTTCTAACTTTGTGGCAGTTCCAGCATTTCCAGATACGCTACCAGTAACCGTAGCAGAGCCATTAACAATACTAATTGCCTCTTTATAGGTGCTACTAATCTTGTTCCCTAAACTCAGTTTCGCATTTGCGTCATCGGTTGTATATAGAGTGGTAATTCCAACATCGGCAGTAGTAGAAGAATAATTTACCCCAAAACCATCAGTTGAACCTGTGACGGTAAACAAATTTGTATCAGCAATCGTCCCAGAACTCGCTAATGCCCTAGTAATAGCACCGGTCATAGTACCGCCAGACTTCTTTAAATAAGTTGTATTAATCGCATTCCCATCAGAATCTTGAGTTGCTTTCGTAGCGGTAGCGGCATTACCCGTAATACTACCCGATGAAGTAATATACCCAGCACCATTTGTTAACTCATTATTATTTGTTGGAACTGTGATATTTGCAGTAACATTTGAGGAGGCATTAGCTGTGAATGTCTTAACCGTGGTACCATTCTTCTGAATAGTTAAAGTGGCGTTATTCACAGTAGGGATGGTTGGTTTATTAGACAAGTCGTTATAAGAACCAGAGGTAGCAACCGTAGCTAATGTTGGCTTGTTCAAAATTTGAGATACACCAGATGACGAATTCCAATCTGAGTTCACCTGAGCCGCAGGAATGGTTGGTTTGTTGGAGAGGTCATTATAACTTCCGCTCGTAGCCACAGTGGCTAATGTCGGACAAGTAGAGATTGGGCTAAATGCGCCATTACGATATTCCCAATATTCATTAGTTGGGTGAAGATAAATCTGTTTTGTATCGTAAGTTATCCCGATAGGGGTATAAACCTTACCATCAGCGGTTGATGGGATGGTCTGCGTAAAAACAGCAGAATCAATCGTGAATGTCGTGCCAGAGAGTGTGCCGACTAGCCAAGTTTGCGTATAGGCAGTACCAGTCCAGCCACTCTTAGTTGTTTGAAGGTTAGCAGTGAGAACATCATAAAATGCTGAACTCGTGCTACCAGATGAGACGGCTTCTCCAGCCCTCAAAATTGGATAACCGATATCAAACGTAGTGCCACTAGCGGCCATCTTATAACCAGCAGATGTGCCAACACAGATAGTACCATTAGTAATAGCGGCGGCGGCTTTAACGGCACAGTTATGCCTAACACGGTCATAGTTGTTTGAATCATACCAAGGGGCGCACTTCCAGTTAGTACCATCATAAACCATGAAGATTTCACAGTTGGCACCATAAGTGGTGGTTACGTTGCTACCAGTATTATATTTAACATTCTTCGCACCAGAGGTAGTACCATCCGGAAGTGTTAAATTGAGCGTGGCGGCAGAACTAGTGCCAGCATACGGGAGCTTATAAACGATAACTTTACCAGTTGGAATAGTACTACTCGCACAGTTTTTATCTAGCGAAGTGCCAGTCCAAGCGTTAGTAGAAGCACTCTGTGTGCCTTCAATACGCTCAATACCATACTTATAGGCGGTCTTATCCCAAAAATGCTCTAAACCCGTTTCATCTAAATATTTTTTAGCAGCCACAGAAAACCTCCTTACGCTACTATTGTATCAATTTCGGAATTCGTAATTGCAGTTGTTGGTAAATTCGCCACAATCCAGTTATAAATTGCCTTACTTTGAGCGGCATTGGTGCTAGTAGTACTAAATGTAGAGTCAATCGTTGGCCAGTCAGCCGACAATACACCAGAAGTAGAATTAATCGATAAGTGAGTTCCTACTTTAATACCACCAAGTGTGCTAGCAGAGGCAATCGGTAAATCTGCCAAAGCAGAAGCCCAAGTCCCATCACCCTTCAAAAACTTTGTATTGTCGGTAGCGGCAGGAGCAGGGACCAAACCGTGAGTACCAGCACTAGAACCATTAGCACCAGTAAAATCAGAATAAGTTGTATCAGTTGCAGACAACTGTCCAGCACTACTTAACGAGAGATTGGAACCAATCGATTTAATATTTGCCAATCCATCCAATTTACTAAGTTGCGAGGAGGTAGCAAATTTATGCGTCTTATTAGTATCATCTACCAAATCAGAACTCAATTTATTTGAAGAAGTGATTTCCGTCTGTAAACCAGACACCAAATCAGCCACACTAAATCGAATTTGCGAACCATCTTTAAGGGTTAAAATTACTTCTTTCGTTTGAGCATCATAGCTACCACTCACCACCACACTTTCAAGTGGGAGGTCGATAATCTGAGCAGAGCCAAGAGTATTTCCATCTTGGTCTTTCAAAGTCGTGGTAATTACATAAGTTGGACCAGTGTAATAAGTTTTTCCAGATACTACCGAGGTATCATTTGTAAGGGTATAAACATAGTTAGGAGAAGTGCCACTTCTTTCATACCATCCTTGGCTTTTTGGATTGCCAGATGGGCTAGAAACGGCTTTATATTCATCATCAATATCTACCAAAATCGTGGAGCCATACTTTGTGGAAGCAGGTAAAGCAGAAACATCAGCGGCGGTAGTAGGAACAGTAATATTTGCCGTTACGTTGCTAGATGCGTTTGCCGTGAAGGTTTTTACTGTAGTTCCATTTTTCTGAATGGTTAAGGTCGCATTATTAACAGTAGGTATCGTTGGTTTATTAGATAAATCATTATACGAACCAGAAGTTGCTACTGTTGCTAAACTTGGTTTATTCTGAATATACGCATCAGAGGTAGTCGTAGTTTCATTCCAGTCTGGCTGGACATTTACTTCGGCACCTGCGGCGATACCGTCCAATTTAGTTTTTAGAGTGTCTGTAAAGTCATTCTCGGAAAGACCTTTACCCATCACCTTATCTACTTTTCCATCAAGAAAACCTGTAATCTTGGAATGGTAGTAGATTAATCCGTCATAATCTAGATATTTTGCCATTTTTATTCCCTTAACTTACGATATTATTTATATCCTGATTCGTTATTCTATCTGGGTCGCCACCTCCGCCCGGTCCATCATAGGCGTAGTCGGCAGCGTTTACAATCCCATCATTATTCGAATCATAAAAATCGATAATACCATCAATCTCATCCTTCGTATAATAATCTGTTCCCCCAGCAAATTTTACAAGATATGGGTGTGAATTGGCAGTAAACTGCTCCCCCTGAACTTCATAAACCCGTACAGGATGCGAATTGGCATCGATTTTATTATCAAACATTACCTAAATTATAGCAAAATAAGATAAAATCAATATCCCAGGTTATCCACAATTAACTACGGTCAAAATTGCCAGGCATAGTCGCATAAAACTCTACAGTTTTTTGACCATCAACAGTATGGGAATTAAAGCCCATTGTTAACGTAGTGGCTCCATAGCCATAGTAAGCCCCATAGACCGCAGAAAACTGACCATCGCCATTTGGGTCAACTTCCCCAGTCCCAGTCTTGCTGACTAAGGCCACACCAGGAATTATAAGATTGTTAGGAGAACTGCTTGGTGGCAAATAGTAAGAAAAACCAGCGGCTGTAGGAGTTTGAATATAATCCATCACTGCCCCAAGCGAGAAGTCTAACGCAAACTTTTCACCGTTCTGCATTGCATGATAAATATCCGAGTTTGAAAGTTTAGTCCCATCATCCTTCTCCCACATCACGTCAGTCGAATAGAAACTCAAATTCCCATCAAGATAAGCCCTCATATCATTGCTGTCAAAAATACCAAGCCAATTATAGCTAGAATATTGGCCCGAAACCTTAATATGAGTGGCTTCTGGCTCTGGAGTTGGGGTAATACTGCCGATTATTTCTTTTGCTTGTTCAACATTGATGGCGACTCTAACGTTTCTATCCGGCAATTGAGAACTTTTTTCTTTATCGTCTACTAAATTTGCTTTAATGAGATAACTACTTTTCATCTATTCCCTTTACTGGTTTTGCTTTCACGGAAAGAATACTTTTGGCCTGAGAATCTACATAGAAGTGGAATCTTAATTTACAATGGCGACATTGTATTTCACCACTAGAACCTGGATAAACTTTCACGCAAAGCTTATTACATTTTATTAACTCCCCCTTACTTTTGTCCATCACCATCCCTGGACAACGGACAGGCAATAACCTCGATTCGTCCACTTAATTCTCCTCAATATCTCCGATTTCTTTTTCTTCTTCTTTAACGATATTTTTAGTCTTTTTATTACGTTTTTTCTTCGGAACTAACGCTGGACCAGCCTCGGTACCGATACCTTCGGAATATTCAAAACCCTCTGGGGCTTCAATCTTCTTCACTTCCTTAATTTCAATTTTTTCTTGTTCTTTTTCCCATTCTCGAATTTTATCCATCTCACTAGCGGACATCTGAAAATGAGGATTAGACCTTAATTGTAGAAGTCTTTTAATTTCTTTATCTTCCATTTGTTTATATCCTTTTTAGCTGATTACATTATATCAAGACTTTTCATACGCTAATTTTGCCACACCTCCTACTCCAACATATACCTTTTTAACCTCTTTACTTTGACCATTCACTCCGATATAAATCTTTTTTGCCTTCTTCGCTTGATTCCCCACTCCTATATACACAAAACGGTTGAAATGAGGTGTTACGGTCTTACTACTAACCGTTGTATCCCCTGCTGTGCTACTACGCTTAAAATATACTGTGGTCGTATCTTCAAAATTTAGAGTAACCGAATCCCCCATATTTGTCCAAGTTGATTGGTCTAAAGAATATTTGTTTTGAACAGTATATTTTGAACCCTCAGCGGCATGATTAACACTAAAAGTAATATCTCCATGCCCTCTGTCCATTGTTGAAACACTCGTGATATACGCTGGTCTAGTGACAACTGTTCCTTTTACAATATTCACTTCATTATGGGTGTTGTTTGCTAACGCACCATAGTAGTATTCTGTGTTACCAGCAATTGTAAGAGAAGGACTTCCCGTACTTGAACTGTTTGATATAGTTAAACTCCCAGAAGTCGCATTTGACACATTCGCATACCTATAAGGACTCCCATAAGTGGAAGAACCCAGAACTGCGGTTTGCAAATATCTCCCTGTTTCAGATGGTGGATAACCATAATTCGTCACAGAAACAGACATCGTAACAGAAGTATCTGTTTTACTACTAACACTAACATCTAACCCTTCTGGGTCGGAATACTTCGGGTCGATTGAACTTGTGGTGAAAGAGCCAGAAATGGTCGCACCACCATTGTTAATGGTGACACTAAAATTCCCCGTGATTGCATCACCATTATCATTATAGTTATAATCTTTAGACACAAATCTTCGACTATAACCTTCCGAAAGACCAGTTAAACCACTGTCCCATGTATAAGTCCCCCCAGCGACCATATAGACAGTAGAGCCACCATTTTTTAGACCAGCACTACCGGTGGAAGTGGTTGCTCCATCCAAATCCCCCGAAAGTGTATAACTTTGTCCTAAAACATTAGAACCAGCCGAACAATTCCAAGCAGAATTTCTATAACACCCAATCAAAGCACGGAGGGTAACGGTCACTTTTCTGTTCGCAACATCTACACTCTGCGTTAGATAAGCAACCGCTTTAACGCTTTGGTTAGCGGTGCTATATATACTGTCAGGGCTGATGTGATACTCATTAAAGTTAGCCATCAGTCCCCCTAAGCATCATATACACAATACAAATCCCCAGTAGTTAACGTTGCCCCTTCCCCAATATCTGTCGTGCTTGCAGTAATCACAGGAACGGTTATATTTGCAGTTTTGTTGCTACTTGCATTTGCGGTAAAGGTTTGAACATTCGTCCCATTTTTCTGAATTGTCAAAGTAGCATTGTTAACCGTAGGAATCGTAGGTTTATTCTTAATATAATCTAAAGCAGTGGTTGTAGTCTGGTTCCAGTCGGATTGAATTTGAGCCGCTGGAATATCCGAAGTCATAGCGATGGTTCCATCTTTATCCGGCAAAGTGGCAGTATAGGTATTATTTTTCTTTATCCAACCAGTATCAGTATTAAGCGACCTTGCACCAATAACGGCCCTATTCCAATCAAATTGTGTATAATTCAAACTATCATAAACTTCTTGATTTAACACTTCAGCAGTTCCACTGCCACTTGTCTTGTAATAATCCAACCCAAATGGTGTAAAATTACCCACCCCCTCAAATGCTATGTAACTCAATGAGGCATTGCCCATAAAAATGTCTATGCCACCATACCACACATCATTATATTTAAACGTGCAAAATCTGAAACCTTGGTCACTATCAAGACTTACCCCCGTTGCAGGCAAATAATTCAAATTAGAATAATATGACGCATTAAAGTAATAAGCTTTACTATACTGGTTTTCAACGTTAAAATCTAATTCAACCATACCATTCAAGCCATTGTATCGGTGGAATGTAAGTCTACCACTACTATATGAATTTTTTTCAGTGTTATTAGTAGTAGACACTTCGCATAATGCTATAACAGACCTACGATAACTATTTAATTGCAATTGCCCATTCAAACTTTTATATGCCTGAACAGACACCGTATTCCATTTTGTCGAATCGAAACTGCTACCAGAAGTGAAAGTATTTTTTGCCCAATAAATTACTCCATTATAGTTAACAATCGTATTTTGTGGATAATAGTGGTTGTTTTGATAATTCTGCATAATCGGTTCGGTTATGACATCACCAGTCATCCCATTTACCGATGTTACCTCCACGAATGGAGCATTAATCACCGAAGAAACATTATTTACATTATCGGTCAATACAGTCTGAATTTGAGGCACATCCTGAACGACAGTCTGAAGTATATTCTGATTTTCCTGAACTTGTGAAACCAGATTAGGACCATCTACAATTTGTGTTTCAATCGAACTTCCTAACGGCTGTGCCATTATTTATCTCCATAATACTAGTTATATTTTATCATTCACTATACGTTATAAACCCCATACAAAGTATTTGCGGCCAACGCAGAGCCTTCACTTATATCTGTCGTTGACATTGTAAGAGTAAACTTTGCATCACTCGCCAACTTATCCCTCGTAATCGCACCATCAGCAATCATCGCAGTAGTTACTGTCCCAGTCGGAGTAGTTGCCGCCGTTAAGGTGTCAGAATGGACATAATCGACAGCAGAAATTACATCATTCACAATCGAAATATGATTACCGGCAGTATAGGAACCGCCACCTCCACCACCAGAACCAGCAAGCACAACCCCGTTGATATGAGAAATTTTTCCATTTGAATCAATCGTATAGAATACTGGCTTTCTCGTATCTAGATAAACTGTATTACTTGCCGTAGCAACACCGATAGGCAACCAAGTATAACCAGATGACATACTTGTGGACAAATAGTTATCCGAATGAATCTTTCCATTAGCGTCCATTAAGAATCGCCAAAATACCCTATTCCCCAACGCAAAGGTATCGTGCGAAACATACCCTACCTGAGTTGAACTTAAATTCGTTACAGACCTAAAATACCTAGTGTCAATCGCAGTATTTGCGTTATAATCAGTCGTAATCAGACCAATTCTACCATTTTCATTAGCAACGACATTTGGTGTGTTATTCCCAATATCATAAATTAATCCATCATCAGCCTGATAAGCCAAGTAGCCACCAGTTAATGCTTCGCCACTTTTAATCACAGAGGAGTTGATTGTCACACTTTCATAGGACGAAACTCTTGTGGCGGCATCGGCAGTATTAGCATTAAAGCTGGAAGGTGCCCTAAACACCCATCCACGAGTAGAATAAGTCGCAACAGAGTTGTTCGCTTGATATGTTGAGCTTGTGTAAATAGCTCCACTCGGTTTAGTTTCATTCCAAATAACACTTGAATGTGTCTTAAATACATCAACCTGGATTGTTCTAGCCGTAGAGTTATAGTTAGCAATTTCGCTACCAATCTTATAAGTATTATTATTCAAGCCACTTGAAGTAGGATAAACGGCTCTCAAATACCTAAAACCTGTGGTAGCCGCTGAATTGGACAAAGTTCTATTTACTAATGAAGTAATCGGCCAAGAAGTAGGGTTAATCCATCTCTCATGTATATCGCAAATCTGATTAATCCCCGTTCCCGTAACAGTAATCCTATATGCGACATCAATATCCATATTGTCATATGCCCAACCAGTATTATCCATCTGATAGACAGGACGATAGGTAGTATCAGACACGCTCCAAGTGAAAGTCTTTATCGGTGTCATCCCATCAAAACAAGGAGCAACAGTTCCTTGTCCAGATGCCATAATTTGAGCATTAGAATCAGTTATAAAATTACTATCATTCGTAATATCGCTTGTTTTTGTAGGCACAGTAATATTTGCCGTTACATTAGACGAAGCATTCGCAGTAAACGTATTTACGGTACTACCATTTTTCTGAATCGTAAGTGTAGCATTATTCACCGTAGGGACACTAGCGGCAATCGTCACTTTATCATTCGTAGCATCAGGGGTAAGTGTGACATTAGAACCTGCCACTAATTCAAGCGTGTCAGTTTTACTATCAGCGGCAACCGTAGTAGAGCCCACCTTAACATTACTAAAAGCATTCTGATTTACTTCAGCGCCAGTAGCAATACCATCAAGCTTATTTTTCAGAGTAGTCGTAAAATTATTATCCGTATGAACATAAGACGCATCAACAGGAAAATTACTATCATTTGTCAAATCACTAGTTTTAGTTGGGACAGTAATATTTGCCGTAACATTCGAAGAAGCATTGGCAGTAAAGGTTTTAACCGTAGTGCCATTCTTTTGGATTGTCAATGTCGCATTATTCACAGTTGGGATTTCTGTCTTTTTAGCATATGTAGTGGTTATAACATCACCATTCGCATCCTGAGTGGCCTTCGTTGCACTATTCGCCTTATCAACGCTAGCATACTCATATGCACTAATGGCCTCTGGATGACAGAAAAATATCTCACTAATACCCCATCTTCTATATCCGTTTGCTCCAACTGAACCATTACTATCATAGATGGTTATCCTTGCTTTCGTATAAGAACCACCACCCGTAGTCCTCCATAAATCTACGAATAACTCTTTAGTGGCAGTATTGGTTTTTTCTACAATTGTCACCCAACCACGAGATTGATAGTTATCATAAAGTTCTACCTTGAAACTTGTCGGGACCCAGTATCTACAAGTCCATCCAAACACACCACCGGTTTGTGTATGAATATCAGGCAACCCTTCAATCAATAAAACATACGGGTCATTTGGGTTAACACCATCACTCGAATATTGTGGGGCAAGTCTACCATCAAACAGAGCCTTCACTTGACCATCGCTTAAAGTCCCCGTCCCACTTTGCGTAAAAGTGTATCTATCTCCACCATTAAGCAAGACATTATACTCGTTGCCAACCATTGTGCTGGCCGTTGCTGGATAATACCCATAAGTAGCACCAGTCATTGTGCCACCTGTCAACGACAATTTATTATTCAAAGCCGTCTGAGTGGCAGTAGAAATTGGTTTATTAGCATCACTAGTATTATCAACATTCCCAAGACCAACATCCGTTTTATCCATTGTGATATTTGCCGTCTTATTACTCGAAGCGTTAGCAGTGAAAGTCTGGACAGTTGTACCGTTCTTTTGAATCGTTAAAGTAGCATTGTTGACCGTATAAGTCGAGTCAACAATCTCTTCCCCATTAATATGCGTCAGTTTTCCACTCGAATTAATTGTATAGAACATTGGGTTACGAGTATCGGCATAAAAGGTATTGGAAGCCGTCATAACACCTAATGGCATCCAAGTATAGCCAGCACTCATTCCACTCGCTAGATAATTATCTGAATGAATTTTTCCATTAGCGTCCCTAGTACATCTTAAATAAACCCTATCACCAAGAGCCATCGTATCGTGACTGAAATACCCGTATTGAGTTGAGTTTGGCCTAGAAATCGTCCTCCAATAACTATTGGATATAGCGGCACCCGAATTCACACCATTACTAATCCAGCCAATCTTTGATTCGCCAACCGAAATATTCTTCGTGGTGTTATTCATCATATATACTTTGCCGTCATCGGCTAAATACGCAAAATACCCAGCAGTCAATGCTTCGCCAGCAAGGACTACCGAGGAGCCAACCATAGCCCTTTCATAATCCGTAATACATCCAGAAGTATCAGCCGAGTTCACGGCAACATTTGCACATCCTCTAAATACCCACCCCCTCGAAGCATAAACTTCAATCACACTAGCCGATTGATATGTGCTAGAACCTTTATAAATCGACGCAGAAGGCTTTGTAGTATTCCAGACGACACCAGTATCAGTTTTATACACATCAACCCTTATATGACGAGCTGTGGCGTTATATGGCTGAATTTCCTGACCGATTGGATAATTTATATTATTCACATATGAATTAGTCGGGTACACAGCCCTCAAATATCTAAAACCCGTAGTTGAAGCACTTTGAGATAAGGTCTTTGCCAAAATACTTGTAACCGGCCTAGTCGTTGGACTAAACCATCTATCAATCACATCGCAAACTTGGTCAATTCCAGAACCAGTTACCGTAATTCTATACGCAACCACGACTTCCATATTCGTTTGCGTCCAACCAGTGTTGTCCATCTGATATAACGCTCTGTAAGTAGTATCAGAAATATCCCATTCAAAACTCTGAATAGGAACCATATTTTCAAAAACAGGCTGGGTAGAACCTTCTTGAACAGCAAAATCTTGGTCATCACTCAACAGTTTCCAATTCGCCACATTAAAACTATTACCAGAGGTGAAATTCGCCCTAGCAGAATACAACTCCCCATTATAAGTGATAACCGTATCTTTCGGATAATAATGGTTTGCTTGGAACTCTTTTACGACAGGTTCGACAACCACATCTCCCGTCATACCATTAACGGAAGTAACAGAAACCCAAGGAGCATCGACTACGGTGCTAATAGCATTTCCCTCAGTAATCGTGGTTAGAATTTGAGGCCAATCCACAATATCTACTCCGTAATATCAGTGAAACTATCAACGTGGTCAGTTGTGCGTCTGTTGGTTGGATGACCTTGAATTTCAATCTTCCCCATAAACACAGTAGTCGTCCTATAAGACGATTTATTTTCAACCACAATATCTATCCAATAAGTGCCAGGATTCAACCAAGTTGCCTGTTTTGGCATAGGGAAAAGAACCTTCCCTAATGCTGGATTAATCCCGTGCATATCAGTTGAGTTATCGCAATCAATATCCACTCGCCATAAAGTGTCATTATAGCCAGCGGCGGCAGTATCATCATCTGCATCAGTATCATATTGGTTTGCCTTTACAGTTAATGAAACCTTATACCCTACCAAAGAAAGCGGCGTAGTGGTATTATTGGCCTCTTTTTTTACCCAAGACCAACGCAGAACACCAGAATCGCCACGAGGATGGCCATCAAGGGTGACAACATTAATTTTACCCATTTATATTATTTTCCTTCGAAGTTTTACTACCTTTAATTATATCAGAGCAGAAAACCCCATTTTTAGCCAAAAAATACCCAAAATCACCCAAAAATCCCAAGAAAATTACGAAAAAGTATTGATTTTTTTTGACTTTTCATATATAATAATAATGGGAGGGGGGATGGAACCCACCTCCTAGAAAAGATAAAAGAAAGGAGAAAAACCAATGAAAAGCAAATATTTCAACACATTCGTAGCACTTTACAACGAATCGGTCAGGTTGGACAACATAGACGGTAAAATCAACCAAGGTAGAGCCCGTCAACTCGCAAGTAATTGGGCAGACGATAATCTCCACCCAACAGAAAAAGAAAAGTTTATGTCAGAGTGGGACGAATTCTACTACCATATGTTTGATTAAAGAAAGGAAAATTATGGAAATCGTATTAACAATCAATCAAGTAAAAGACAACCTATTTGACGAAAAGATGCTCGGACTTCTTGTAGATGACTACGAATACGGCAGAGCAATCGCAAGTATGGATAGCATAGAAGAAGATAAATATTTCACATTACCAAAAGAAGAAAAAGCAAAAATTATTGCAAAACACATCCAACACATCACCCAGAACACATTAGTGTGGAAAATCGAGGAGATATTGGAAAAGAACGAAAAGGAGGAATAAAAATGACCTACAAAGCCACAAATAAAGTAATCATTGAAAGGTTTAACACAGCCAAACAATATTTACCATATTTTTCAAAATTTGAACCAGAAAATAAAGACTTCATCCTAGAATACTTATTTTCAGATGAAAAGATAGACGAAAAAACTCGTTTTGCACATATTTTAACCAAATATCCAAAACTCGAAAAAGCATTCTGGGATTGGACAAAATAGACTACAACTCTTTTACGATTCTACTCTGTTCGTCGTCTATATCATTCAACTCAGCAGGGAAAAACATCCAGAGAGGATAATCTTCGTGGTCATAATCCCAATCAATATACTCTTCTTTATGGGCTTCAAAATAATCCTTATAACGCCCCTCTGGTAGTTTATCTAAAATTACATCCGTAATCATACAATTCCTATTATATTATTTTTTCTTCATATTTTCAATAAAGGTTGCCCCTTTATAGATGCTATTTTTTGTTTCTTCGGAAACCTTATCTGACGGTTTAAGATTACTCAAATTCTCCTTAACGGTATTTTTAGCATCACTTGGAGAATAACTCGATTTATCATATTTAGTCCTTTGCGTGAATGGCATTACCGTAACAGGCTTTCCAGCACCAAGATTCTCTACTTTAAGGAATTGAATCTTGGAATTATTTTTGTTTTTCCTATAAAACTTACTAGTATTTTCATTACCCTTAGAATATGATTCGGCATATACCGTAGTATCCACCATACGACCTTTTTGAAGCGCCCTACTTACCAAACCACTCTTAATATTTGCCGCATTTGCCTGAGCATCACCTACCGTATGGACAACGGTCATATTTCGTCCAAAATTAGCAAGCCAATTTAACTCAGAAGAGTTTTGGTCGCCAGCGGCATCCCATACAACAAGATTTTTATTTCCAAGTACGCTATCAATCAACTTTTTAGCCGAGCCGTTTGTCATATCTTCAATTTTCAGCTTTCCCCACGGCCTATCTACTTCCCTACCAATAGCATCTGTGTTTTCCAAGAAGAAACCTTTTCCACTCGCACAACCTCCGCTTGTAACTAACAAAACGGCATCTGGATTAGCCATTAACTTACGTTTTAACATCTCCTTTGCGAGAACATTCGCAGTCTGATGAAGAAGAGTATTATTCTCCTGTCTATAAGTCAAATAGCCATTTAACTCATTGTTTTCAGAATCAGAAATATCACCTGCTTCTTTTTTCTTTTGGAGTTCTTTCAATCTCCCATCATCTCCCCAATTCGGGTCTAGTTGCTTAATCGCATCAGTTTCGACAGTCCCAGACTTAAATGGCTCCATTTCTGAAATCTTTTTAAGAGCCTCTTCTCGCCTACCCTCATCTTCCCAATTCTTAGCGAACTCATTTTCAATCTTCGCCTGTTCTGAATTTTGGGCAAGTTTAGGAACGGTCTTAATATCCGAAGGGTCCATATCGCCAGGAACACCAACTCTACTATCCTTATTGATATATTTACGACCATCAGCAGTTTCACCGGCAGTCATACCTAATTTAGAGGCTTCCTTCTCTACGGCTCGATTAGAAGCAGCGGCTTCTTCCACATCTTTGGCAGTTTTACGCATAATTTCACTTTCAGACGAACCACCATCTTTTTTGCCAGACGATAAACCACCTTTTCCACTTCCTCCTACATAACCAGGTCGCCCAGAGTGCCCAAAGTTCCCCGAACCCTTACCGCCATTAATCTCTTTTTCTAGTTCTTCAAGTTTTTGTTTTACGAAGTTATATTGTTCTCTAGTCAGTTTCATCTTTTTTATTTCCTTGTTTTTATTATAGCAACCAAGCCCGTTAATTTTTAATATAAGTTCGTTTGCTCTCTTCGACAAATTTGTTTTATCCAAAGACAACCTTTCTGGATTTATTACGATATATTCATTTGCGTCCAATCGAATAATCCCATCATATCCATACATACCTGCTAGAATAGTATCTTTTACAGGGCAATAAGGGCGCTTCCCCTCAACCTTTCTAAGAGCATACTTCAATTTATTATTATCTGCTTTGCTCCTTAATCGTTTTCTAATCTCATTTAATTTCTCCTGCGAAATAAAATTCGATTTATCAACAATCAATTTACAAATTCTCGATTCATCCCCATCAGCATAGTCAAGAGCAGATTCATTATCCGTGGTCGTATAAATTGCCACTCCATCAATGTCGCTTGGCTTAGAAACATAATATTCATCGTTATTATCTTCTAGATAGCGTTTACCATTATTCATCACACGCTCATCGTCTTTCCCAAGTGCAAATTTATGACGGTTTATCTTATCATTAAACTCGCCACAAATCTTACCATCTTCTTCAACGGGAACCCAGCCTTTATCTAGAAGTACAGATTTTTCTAACTCTTTCAAATCCCCTAATTTACTATTAATCCTATCTAAAACCTCTAAATCTTTATTATTTTCAAGATACTCTTTTGCCTCACTAGAAGACATCTCCTTCCCAGCGATAACCACCTTCAAATCCGTAGGTTCCGAAACGCTTTCTCCTTTTTTAGTAGAACCACCTACTAAACCCTTCCTACCAGCGTGGGCAAAATTACCGCTACCTGGACCACCATTAAATACTGCTTCCAGATACGAGATTTTTTCAATTGCTTCATTAAGATTTTTCTTCATCTTCACCCTCTACATAATAGTAACCACACGCCTGAACATAGTCCTCAAAAGACATAAAATTCCCGACCATCTCATCATTCGCTTTAGCAAGATTGAACTTCATCTTCTCTTTAAGATATTGTCTTTTTAGTTTCTTTTTATCCATTACCTACTCCTCTGATATTGGTCGGTTATCGCTATAACGCTATACACAGTATCTACATTCTTATTTACCTTATCAAGACCTAATGTAGAAGAATATTTCTCAAAATCGTTCGGCGAGACAGGCTTAAAACTGCCTTTCTTTTGGTCATATCCCAAATACTTTGTATTACTTGGCAATAAGAACTCATGTTGCGAATATAACTCTCTTTGACCATTCTTTTTGGCAATCGGCTCAATCGGCAAAACCTTCGTTCCTGCCGGAACCACAATTTTAATAATATTAGTGCCAAATTCCATTCCCCCAGGAGATTTTCTTGGTAGATTATTGGCGGCACAGGTGCTCGTAAAACCCGATTGGGTATAATAACCCATCCTCTTTATTTCCTGTTCCATAACAGCAGTTCTAGACACTCTTCTTGTCACAACAATATCCTTATTGAAAGAAATGCCCTTTTTCTCAATCAACCTGTCTAGAGCCCTACCATTCAACTCATCTTCGATAATCCCTGGAATACTTGTATAACCATTTTTTTCAACCAATTTCGCATATTTTTTTAGTTCAACGTCTGACATCTTCTCAAAAAATTGGGCAGTAACGCCTTGAATTTCAACGGTACTGTTAGGATATTTAGTAATTTCGTATATTGATTTATCAAACGATGGGTAATCAATAACATTACGAACTTTCCCATCAGTGCTACTTGCTCGCAATTTCCCTGGACTATACAAAGCAATAAGAGCACCTTTTTGCTCTTTACTTAAATCTAACCCAAGACTATCTAAATCTGTTTCATCCAGATTATGCCCCCATTTTGTTTCTACCTGTTCTTTTACTAACGCCTTAATATCATCAGGGACAATAGATTCTGCTCTTTCCTTCAACTCCATCGGGCTAACTCTGAAGTCATCTTTTTCCATCACGGACGCTTTTAACAGGTTATAGATAGGGGACGGGACTTTTTGCTGTGGCTCAACAGTATAATTATCGAAAAAAGCACGTTCCTTTTCTTCATCATAACGGTCTTTTATATACTCTTTATACAACTCATCAGCCTTTTTTATTTCAGAATCAGACAGAGGATTACCGTCTTTATCGAAATACATTCTTATGCCTTCATAGTTGCCATTTTTATAACAAGAATTACCGACTTGTGGCGAATTCATATAATCTTCGGCAATACTAAATTCTTCATCTGTGAGTTTCTTATCAAACCCGTTAGTAGCCTTTTTATACTCATCTCCCCAAATCGAAACAGCCTCATAAGGATTGCCCTTATATTTTCCAAATGGACTCCAAGTAAATCTACCAATTTTATCGTGATAAGGATTACCCTTATTAAGAGTTTTCTTTACCTCCTCGATTTTATTGATTACACTAGACAATCTCAAATTCATCGGCGTGTTCCTCAACATACTTCAAACAATCCTGAGGTGTGGTAAATGACCTAATAACAGGTTCTTTCTTCTCCAAATAATATGCCCTTAATCTTTCAAGACCAGCCTCGACAGCATATTTGCCTTCTTCAACTCTTCGGCAAATAATCGGCATAACCGTCTTTTCCTCGTTAATACCATCACGAATAGCCTGAATTCTTGCTTCACCCTCTTCATCAAGTGGCATTTTATAATCATCACCCACAAATGTTGTTTCGAAATACGCATCTGGAACTTCTGGCTCAATCTCCGAAGTTTCTTCTACCTCTTTTACTTCTTCGGACTCTTCTTTCTTTTCTTCTAAATCATCCAAATCAATATGAATAGTTTTTTCACCATCCACAATATCGACAGTAGTATTTATTTCCTTTTCCTGCTCCCTAACAAAAGCATTATTACCAATCCAAGTAGACAAATTATACCCGCCATCAAGTAAACTTGCCCTGACACCATTTTCGTTCTCCACTTTATTATCTTTGAACACTAACCTATATGAACAGAAACACCTAGGATGGACATTTCCACCTTCAATTGCCTCATAATCAGCGGTAAAGGTAGATACTTTACCATTGGAGTTTACGGTAATCGATTCGCCCTTATTCAAGAAATTCTCTGTGAACGGAATCGGGCCTTTATCAATCAATGCCTTACAGTATTTACAAGGATTACCAGTTCGGCTATACATCTCTTTATAAGCATTCTGTAATTTTCCAATTGAATTCAAGAACTGATAATCAGCCTCATATTGAGATTTACCAAATGCCCTAGAAGTTTCATTTTGAGCAATTAAGATTGCCCTATTCTGCCCAACTTCCTTATACTCTTCACGGATAGACTTTATAATTTTTTGACGGTCATAACCTTCACGAGCCATCTTATTGGCTTTTTCATAAATCTTACGATTACGCTCCAAAATATCCGTTTTCCTAATCACACGAATTGCTTCGTCAATCGTTGGAATATGGTCGAAGAAATCGGCATACTTATCTGGACTTGCTTTATACGCCTTAATCAATAATTCACCAGCAGCAGTTTCTACTACCTTTGTGAAAGCGGCATTACTCGCAGATAAGACATCATCTAAAATTGTTTCCATATGACCTTCGGCCACTCTTTGAGCGTTATCCTCTACGATACCCTTCATCTCATTAGTAAATTTAAAGACGTAATTCTCGCCGAACTCATTATTCCGCTGGTTTACAGCATTAGTACCAAATAGAGGAACCAAAATCCACCAATATTGTTTTAGAGCATTTTTCAACTTTTCAGTAAGCTGTTTCTTTTTCTTCTCAGTGATAATATCGTTTTCTGTGAAAGCATTTACTGTTAGTTTAGTTTCAGAAGCCCTTAGAGTTTCCCTCTGGACTTCTTTAACACGGTCTAAAAAAGCGTTATAACTCTCATCTAATACTTTTACATCTACCACGCTCAAATCATTCTCATAGACTTGAACAGGGGCAGGTTTATGACACTCACCCTCTTCCTCACACTCAGTATCATTATTAGACAACTCTTTATCCATCTTGACTAATTCACCAAGCGTTCCGGGAATATTTTCATAGCCATCTAGACTATTTTCCTCGTCCTCTTCCCCACTAGTTTTTGGAGAATTACCCCCACCACCATTATCATCTGACGGGTTATTTCCGCCATCGGGTTGCTCTTCATCATCATTACTACCGCCTTCACGAATCTTTACCATCGCTTCGGCTTGCTTTTCGGCTTTTCTCTTCTTCTCTTCGTCAACTTCCAAATCAGAAAGTTCAATCTCACCATCAGCATATTGGACAGCGGACTCGTCAGTATAACCCGAATCAGCAACCAATTTGAACAGATTAAATTGTGCCTCACGCATACCGACAGCGGCGGTTTCCGTGCTATAATCTCGGCTCACAGCACTCTCAACTTCAATCAAGTACCCAGTTGTTTCATATTCACGAGGGTACATCTGACGATAATCCAAATTCAAGAAATCCACAATATCTTCCAAACGAGGTTGAATCGTATCACTCATCAACTGCTCACGCTGGACATTTGCCGTATCCCTAGTGGTGCCACTTTGCTCAATGCCTAATGCTGTTTTAGAAGTACCGCTTACTGCGAATAAGGTCGTCCTATTAATCTCGTTAATATCCATTAAAGCGGCTCTATCCAAATCAACCTGCATTGAATCCCACTTAATAGCACCAGCACCATTACCAAATAGAGGTTCACCCTTCTTATGCTCTTGAACACGAGCCTTGAAGTTAGCAAAATCCTCATCCGTCAAAATCACATCCGTGGTAATAATCCCAGGTGCTTCGATATTACCATTCAAACTTTGACGAGTATAATCGGCAGATTGGTTGATTGTGTAAACAGCCTCTTTCGCCGCATCGGTCATAGACCATTGGCTCTTTTCACTCTCGAAAGGATTTAACTCCTTCATCTCGATAATCATATGCTTCGGCCATTCACGATAACGACCATCTTTCTTTCGCTCAATATAGCCAGCCACGATACCATCTTTGTTTACAACCCTACGTATTTCATATGGGTTGAGCATAATAAATTCTTTTGCGTCAGTAATAATATCAGGGAACTTCGTTTTATCATTAGATTCACGCTTTGCCCTTACTACACCCAAAAAATACACACCAGCTAAATCAAGATAAATAGAAATATTTTTATAAAACTGCTTGGTTGTAAACTTTTTCGAATCTTCAATCAATTTCAAATACGGATGATACGGAGTTTGATTTTTCTTCTGATAAGCATCAACAACCTCTGGTTTTGCCCAAGTTTTTAGATTAGACTTTGCCAAAGAAGCAACTTTATTACCTCGTTTCTGGATTACTGCGTAGGAATACCCTTTATACATATCCTCATCAGAAATCTTCACCTCTGACCAATCCCCAACAAGAGGATTAGCTCTATTCCCATACTTCAAAAAATCATTCCCGTAAGCAGTATTCGTGGTTTTCTTGGCCACAGTTCCGCCAAGGGCATTTACAATTTTTTCTCTAATTCCCATTTAGCACCTGCAAGCATTACTCTTTAGTTTTAATTATATCAGATAACTCACCCGATTTTACCTTTGTAGCAAGCCAAGATTCGTACTCAACATTAAGCCATTCATCTAGCGTTTGTCGAGATACTGTATCTTTATTTATTATATCGTATATAAAATCTTTATAGAAGGCCTTGAGAAGTTTATACTCGATAATCTTTTTAACCAATTTCTTCCCCAAAGAAGTTTTCTCTGGAAAAAATAAATCGTAAATTTTCCAAAAACCAAGAATCGATATAAAAATAAGGGCTACTTTATCCATTTCGCCCTTATTATAGCATTATTTCTAATTAGCAGAAATGAGCCTTTAACTTCTGCCAAAATGTCGGCTTTGCCTTCTTTTGCTTACCTACAAATTTAGCCGCCAACTCTTCCAAAGACTCATCAACCTTCGGATTTTTCAAGAACTCTTCCAATTCTTTTTCCGCCGCAGGTTTCTTTGCTTGAACTTTGGCTTTATAACCTTTGTAGTTATTCGAACTTCTTATACGGCTAATAGTCGCTAAACTATAACCAAATTTATCCGAAACGGACTTATTATCTTTACCCGTTTTCTTCTGATATTGTTTTATCTCTTTATATTTGTTTTTGGTAAGAATTTCATTTCTAGCCATAAATTCCTTTCTTTTAATACTTTACATTTATAATTATAAATCACTTGTGCATATTTTTCAAGAGATTTTGGTACTTTTTTAGTAATTCTTCCAGCTCCGGTGTCGTAATTTTTTTATCCTTCTTTACCCACAAATCGTCAACTCTCTTTTTACCAATATCTTTAATTAGATGCTTCTTATATTCATCTAAATTACCATGTAGAATCCGATTACAATACTGACAACATACCCGAAGATTATCTAAATCGAACCTAGTCCCATTAAACCTCCTAGAAATATAATGCGAACAATCAGCCCCCTTCCAAGGAACCCTCTTTCCACAGGTGTAGCAGGTACAAATCCCGTTTTTATCGGCATAATATTGGCGAACATATCTACTAACCGCCAAATCTAACTTATAAATCAAATCTTTACGACGGTCTTGTGCCGTGAACGTACCATTAGCCATCTTTTTTTGTTTAGTTCGCTCTACGCCCCTAAAATGAGCCTTAAATGCCGATTTTCTCTTCGGATTTCTAAAACAGGCGTAGGCATAATGTGGGCCACCACAAATTTTACATACTGGCAACTTTTTCATACTAATATTTTAGCAATAACAGAAAAAGCCCGCAATTCACGAGCCTTCTCTGCAATACATACAAGATTCAGATTATAAATTAATAAATAATCCGAACAATCTTATTATAAACCAAAAACAAGAATTATTCAACCACTTTATGCTCAATCAATAAATCAGCAACTTCATCAACCTGCTTATCACTCAAATCGTCAAAAATATCTTTGATGTATTCACGCAAATCGTCAAACTCATCTGGACCAGACATTTCCCAATTGAACATAATAGCAAAAACCGAACTAGCAACTTCCTTATCGCTAACCTTTTTCAACCAATCAGGAACTTTCATCCATTCTTGCTTATCTGACTTTTTCCTTGCCATATTACCCTTTAACTTATATTAATAAACATTATAAACGAAAAACTCTGGAAAATCAAGCATTTCTTTCAGCGGCTCTCATCCCTTTGGATTTTTCCGCTTCTTTCTCTAAACCATACTTCTTAACCAAGTCCTTTGTCGATGGCCAATCTACTCCCTTGAAATCCGTAATACTATCTTGGTCAGTTTTAACAGCCCATTTTGCCGCCTCTTTTTCACTCTTAAACACCCTAGAAACATCAAGCACTAATTTACCTTTTAAGTCCCCGCTCGAAGGCACCCAACCGCCAAGACAAGCCCCTTTCTCTTTTAATGCTTTTTCATTCTCCTTGTAATAATCCCTTAAAATCTTCATTCGTTTCTTCGGATTTAGGAAGTCTTTACTATCAACAATCTTCTCTGTCCCAAAACCACCCACAGCGAAGCCCTCAGACTCTCCTAGGACATAAGAATTGCCTTTATTTATATTCACAGTAAAGCCACCATCCATCTCTTCATCAGGGTTATAAGACTTCACCCCACGGACCATCGCTCCGACACCTTTACCACCTTTACCAGAGCCACCTCTTTTACCTGGACGACCGGCATGCCCAAAATTTCCACTTCCTTTTCCCCCATTTATCAATACATCTAAGATACCCACCTTTTTAGATAGTTCTTCATAGACCTGTTTCTTCATCTTTGCCTTTCTGTGCTTCTAATTCAGCATCAATTAGTTTATCTATATCATCAAGTGGAGTAAACGAATTCCCTACTAAAACATTCCCCGATTCTGTGCCATAGAAGAAAGGTAGTTTTACCCCAGACTTTTCCATTATCTCATTTGCCTCATTTTCAAACACATAAAAGAAGATTGTTCGCCTCTCTTGGAATTTTAGACCTGCTTTTTCACAGCGAACCTTCATATTTGCCAATGCTCTATTACCAGAACACCCCTCACATGACGCTGTATAGAATACTATCATTCTCTGTCCTTTGGATACCCATCACAAAGAATAATCCATTCAGAATCTTTCTCAATAGCATTTTTGCTCTTAATTTTCGACAACTCCTTTTTGTAATAATCATAAATCTTCCTTGTATCCTCCGAAAAATCTGGATTAGAAAACGCTTCGGCTATTGCTTCTCCGTGGTTAGTCAAACCATACCTAGACATTTTTAGTTTGTTATAATCGTAATTATTACCAAATATCTTCTTAAATCTTTGATTAGCATCAATCCTCACGGCACCCATATTCAACGAGCCACCTGTTGCTTTTCGACCACGACTATTCATATACACAGTAGCCGCCACTATATGCCCTAATTCATGTCTTATAATCCCCAGAGCAGTACTATCAACACCATGTGGCTGGTCTTTAACATCTTTGCCTTCGAGATACTTTTTCCTACCGCTCATAGGAATATAGTCTTCTTGGTCATCTCTATTTAGCCAGATAACCGCTTCGAGATTTTTCTTGGTAGTAGCACACCCCCCTAAATTTTTATGTACTTTAATATAATCCCCCATACTACCTGGCAGTTTATTGGTATTCGTTTCGAACTTGATTTTATCAACATCTACACCAAGTTCACTAAACTCGTCATAGATTTTCTTCAAATCCTTTTTATAAGCACCATCCGTCCAATCATCAACCTCGTCAAAAACTTTTTGAGCGTCTTTACTCAAAGTAAACTCACCTTTGCCAGATGTTTTTTCAACTTTACCACCAGGACCAGTAGTAAACCTTCCTAATTCGTCGTGATTAGGATTACCTCCTCCATTCCCATTGAGAGCCATTTCTAACTCTTCAACTTTGCCTAGAATTGCTAGATATTTTTCCTTTTTCATTCTAGTTATTAGTATAGCAGAAAATTATTCCTCACTACTTACGATTTGTTCTTGTTTCTTCTTCTCTCGCTCAATCTTTTCTTCTACTGTATATTGACCGACAGAATGCTTCACTCTTTCTCGCTCTTCAGCCTTTTTACCATCATTCCAACGGTCAAGCGTTCCTACCAAATATCCAGTAATTCGCCTTAATCTCTCAAAACCTACTAGATTCTTTGCGTGTGCTTCCCAATACTCCCTAGCCCTATCTTCATCCTCAATTAACCTAGCACCTAAATTAACAAGACAAGAAACGTGGATTGTATCGCTAAACTGGTTTCGCAAATTTTCAATCTCTTCCGCAATAATTTCTTTTGGAACTTTCCCGTATCTATTTAACGATTTATAATACCTATCCAAGTCAAATGGAGTGGCATCCTCTGGTTTTTCATACACTATTTTCATAGAAAGTTCCTTGTTTTATTTTTGTTAGTAGAATTATTTTATCACTCGATTTATACAAAAAAATGCCCCACTTTCGTGAGGCAATTTTGCTTTAATCCAAGATTAAGACACCTCGAAAATTTTCGCACGCTTTTTTAGACGAAACTGTTTCTTCGTAAATCGTAATAATCTGATTTTCCTTAATCTTCGCATAAGGATAACGCTCACGAATCAAATCCATAGCCGTTTCGATATACTGGTTGCCATACCCATACTTAAACCCACTCCTCAAATAATTATGGTCATCAAGAATAACCACTACATTGTGATAAGTGTTGCCATTTACTTTATCTCGCCACTTACACACTTGAACCATAAACTCACGCATAATAATCCTTTCTTTTAACCTTCCTCTTTAGACAATAGTTTTAATTCTTCATTCCCATCAAACTTTGTGATATTGAATGAATCTTCATCCCCTTCCCATTCGATTAATTCATCCCAATCTCTCGGCAATTTGCCAAATCGTTTTTTCACTACTTCTCGTAGTTTTGCTTCGGCTTCTTCCCTTGTTCGATAAACACCAAAGAACTGATAACCCGTATCATAAGTTGTTTGATTCCAGACTATATAACCTTTTAACATTACTCTTCCTCCTCTTCTTCGGTCGTAGCACCATAATCATCAAATAAGATAACTTCCGGTCGCTTATCATCCCATCCGATATGCAAACTATCCAAATCAAATTCTTGACCATATAACCTACCTTTATCGGACAACTCGGTCAACATCTCTGCCAACTCGGCTAATTCCCTATATCCTAATCCCAATTCGCCTAAATTAATAATTTTCATGTCTTTCTCCTTCCTTTTACGCAAAATTAATTTCTTTCCAACCAATAACATCACATAAATAGGCTTTATCGTCTAATTCGACAATATCATTACACGATAAACTATGTCCTTTGAAATCTTCTGGGCGACGAATGTTGAATATTTCAAACAATCTCTCCAAAATCCAATCTTTATCTTCTTTGGCGATTTCTTCATTCAACTCATCTTCATAAGTTTGAACATAATCATCCTTGAAATAGTTTATTTTGCTATCATCTACCAAGAAATTGATTTCTTTTGGTTGATAAATTCTATATTTCATAATTTTCCTTTCTTTTATCTCTTTCTCCCCCCATTTTCATTATATATGAAAAGTACCAAAAAATCAAGAGGTTTTACCCACGAAATTGACATTTTTTGGACTTTTTTACCCCTAAAACCCTAAATTCCGAGGCGATTTAGGTTCCTATGAGGGTCATTTTCTGGATTTGTTATCTGGTTTTTAACCCAGTTAGCAATCATAAAAGAGTCTGCCTCATCTGGCGAATGGCCTACAACCTGCTTGATTTTATCCTTCTTTACCACACTTGGCTCCTGATTAACCATCTCGTAGGAATGAGCAGCCAACTGCTTCCTCAACTCATCCAGAGCATTTAGATTCTCAATAATCTTTATATTTCCCGAATCCATATCTAACATCAGCTTATAATACCCCTCTGACCTCGATTTATGCGTTGCGATATACTCCGTCAAATACCAGCCACGCTCTTTCAAACAATCTCTTACCCCTACGCCGACACCATTACACTCAACAGCAATATGGCGAGCTTCTTTTTGGCTAAAACCATTTCTTTGGGCGAATTCTATCAATTCATCTGCCACCAATCTGGAAAGAGGCAATTCGCTCTCCTTTACCCAATTCATCTGAACACTAGACCTTCTTTGAGCAACAAGCACGCCATTATCTATCAAAGAAAAGATAGTCTTATCGCCACCTTTATCTGCTAAATCCACCCCTATAAACTTGCTAAATTTTTCACTCGGCTTTGGCAATTCGTAAGCAATACACTTTTCTAATAGCCCAGATTTGAATAGCGAGTCATCTTCATCGGCATAATTCCAATTACCTTCCAAAAGACGCTTTCTCTCTCTATCTGGCAAAGTGGAGAGGTTATCTATATACGATTGAGGGAGAAACGGATTATCCTTTGCCGAAATCCTCAAAAAACCCCGAAAAACATCTTGTTTTACCCCGTCAATATCCATTTTGCCAATATTCCATTTCTGGAAATCCCCACCCCCTAGTTTTTCATACGGGTCATAATATTCTTGCCTTAAAAAGTTAATACTCGGGTTACAGGACAAAATCACCTTACCAGGAATACCGAACTCGGAATTCAAAATACCACGGCCTACACGAGATTTAATCGCATTTTTCGCTTGAAGAGTAATCTCGCCCGCCTCATCAATAAATGCCATGTCAATTTCCAAACTACCCACCCTAGCAAAATCTGGGTCCGATGGGTTATAATCCAATTCACCAAAAATCACCAATGAGCCATTCTTATATAACAATTCCTGACTTTGCGAGGAAAAATGAAACTCTGTATCCCCAATCCCCAAAAGAGGATGGACTTTCCCTAAAAGAGTATTAATCGTAGATTGCCTCAAAGATTTTAACGTCTTTCTTCCCACAAAAATCCTAGCCCCTGGATATTTTTTACAGGTTAGCAGGATTGCCAAACAAATACAAAAAGTCTTAGAACCACCAGCCGAGCCTCCTACTAATAATTCAATCAGAGTCTTATCTTCTAGCAGTTCCAAAAATTTTTGCTGTTTTCTGGATATAGAGTAAGAATCCATTAAAACCTACTCTTCTGATTTATCTTCTTCGCTTTCTGACTTATCTTCTCTATCAGGAAGGACATTAAATGTCAGATTAGTCTTATTAAAGAAACCGTCATCTGCCTCGAACACGACTTTATCACCATAGCCAATTTTGTTTATAAGAGCAATCATCTCCCTCGTGTCTTTATCAACCTCTTTACCTTCGGCAATCGCTTTCATACATTTTACCGAAGTACTAGCGACCAAAGCGGCGGCTATCGCCTTGCCAGATGAACCCTGTATCAACTGTTCCCATTCTTTTGGAACACTCTTAACAAATGTCTTAAAAAAATCTTCGTCATCCATAAATTTTCTAAAATAGGACGACCAATGCTGGACACCTTTTTTACCTCCGACAGGATTTCTCACCTCACCATCTTTTGTTGGCTTCAAGTTTCGCAACCTGCGTTCTTCTGGAGTTAGCGTGGCTGGGTCCTGCGTTTTTAGCCACTCTATATATCTCCTATCATATTCTGCCATAACAGTTTCATTCTATCATATTGCTTCATATCCCCCCTTCATATCGGCTTCATATCATCCCCGTATTTGAAAGCACCAAAAAATCCCGTCTAACCCCCTTATTTTACGTTCTGACAGGATTTAGAACCAAAGACGATATAATTATCAACTCGACCTATTTAACTAGTAGGGGGAACCTTATATTTGCCGATTTCGCCTCTCCTAAACCTTTTACAGAGGCTTTCTCTATTGGCATCCCATTGATAGTAGTAAAGAAAATCATCCAAGAAATGGCACTTCTTCCCCACTAATACCCTATGAAGCCAATCCGTATCTTCCCCAACATTTAAGTTAGTGTTAAACCTTTCCCCATTTATACACCTTCGAGTATAGACATACCCCCAACAAGTATAATTTTTCAATAATTGGTCCCGAAACTTACACGGCCTTTGCTCGCCCTTATCACATAGCCAGAACTTAAAATACATATAATCCCAGCCACCTTTATTAATCTCTCTATAAATCTTTTCTAGATAATCATCTACCACATTATCATCAGAATCGATAAAAGTAATATAGTTGCCCTCGGCAAACTTCAATCCTCGATTTCTTGCAGACGAAACCCCTTGATTTCTTTGTTTTATAACTCTGACCGTTTTATATCTTCCTAACCATCCCACGCCAAATGTAGAACCATCATCCACCACAATAATTTCTGTTTGCGGGAATTTCTTCTGTTGCTCCACCAAGTTGTCTAATAGCACCATCAGCAACTTCGGAGTATTGTAGTGAGGAATTATAATTGAAAGTTTATTCATCGTTAAAATTATATCAAAAAACCACCACTCTTGCTTCCGGAAAGATAAAGCACGAATGGTGGTTATATAGTTCTTCTTTGGGCTTTTCACCCCAGATGAGAAGTTGCTATTCAGGGACTATCTCCACCGTATTATAAAAACCTGCGCAAGTCTTTATAAGTTACACGACGTGGTGTGGCTTTACTACTTTCAACCGTCGTCTATATAGCCGTTATCACACCGCCCTCCCCTTTGATGAAGGTATAAAAGAACTATATTTTCATTCTAAATCAAAACTTTCAAAAAATCAAGAGGATTTTTTACTTGCACTTTTGATTGCCGACTCTACCCCTAATTGCCTCTCATATTCGCATTGCTTAAAAATACCATCAATAATACAGATTAAGGCATTTAGTTGCCTCTCGTTCACGATGGATGCTTGCAGGGCAGTATTAATTTTCTGCTGAATTGACACAAAAATCCCCATTGGATTTGCTAATGGCAATTCTAGATGTTCACCATTTTCGTCATCATATGAGATTGTTTCTTCTACCCCAATAACCGAAGCAGAGATACCATCTAGCGTTTTATTCTCGCCAGGAGTATATCCATAATATTCTTCGATTAATTCATCTGGGATAGACTCTGTGATATCAATCCTCTGACTTGAATGGATTGGGCTACTTCCCAAGATAAGATAACATTTATATTCAACCGAATCTACGGTTTCAATTTTTGTGGATTCTTTTAGGGCCTCTTGGGCTTTATTTTCTTCCATAAAAACTCCTTTTATTTAATTGTTAATATGCTCTTTCATCATAGCACAATAAAAAAGTAGGGGCAAGCCCTACTATCTGGTGGACCAAGACTAACGTCAGCCCGCTGTGTTCTTATCATGAGGCGAATTTATTTTACTAGGTCGCCACTCCTAGCACAGATTATTCCCGTCTTATTGTCCGCAGGTCTGTACAGATATTATATCACGGTGCAGAGTCCTCTGGTATTAGAGCCATCAGTTAACATCCCATTATACTCTGCCGATTTACTTGTGTAATATTCCACTAGGCTCGGAGGCTTCAATAGATTATACCACAAATTTTCTAATATGGCAGGCTCCGATAGATTCGAACTACCATCAAAAGTTTTGGAGACTTTCATTCTACCATTGAACTAGGAACCTTGGCTGGCTAGACAGGGGTCGAACCTGTAACCCTTCGGTTAACAGCCGAATGCTCTACCATTGAGCTACTAGCCAATATTGGTGGCTCACCAGAGATTCGAACTCTGACTAATATGTTCCTAAGACATATGCCTCTACCAGTTGGGCTAGCGAGCCAATCTATATTGGTCAGGGAGGCAAGACTTGAACTTGCGACCTCCTCGTTCCAGGCGAGGCGAAAACTCCAACTTTTCTACTCCCTGATGATTTTCATTATACACTATTTATACCCAAGAAAAACCCCTCACGAAGAGGGGTCCATAATGTGCTAAGCCCTTTTTTCTTTACTCTTGTTAAGTTCAAATTCTTTCAACCCATGTTTCATGCAGATTTCTACCACGCACGGAACATTTTTTAACTCAACATCGCCATGAACATAAACCATAGTTCCAATGTCGGTGACGCTAATCCCAAAGCGTTCTAGACTGTCGTAAAGTTCCTTACTATCAATCTTCTCGGTCGTTATTGAACTGAACCAAACCATAAATAACCCCTCCTTTATTTTTTTGGCTTCTTATTCAATTATACTAGTTGAGGTCGATTAAAAACTGAGAATCCCCTGCACTAGTTTTTGGCAACTCACCGTTCCATTTCTCAATCCACATTTTTTTAATCATTAGTTCGGTGAGCGTTTGTTGCTGTAGCCGTTGTGCTTCGGCTTCTGCTTGGGCTTTCGCAATCTTCTGTTCTGCCTCAATCTTTACCTTTTCCAAATCCTGTTTTGCTTTTTCAACTTGTTGTTGAGCGACTGCTTTTTCCTCAATTGCAGAATTAAAAGCATCAGAGAAATTTAGGTTTGTAATATTCAAATCAGAAATTACAATTCCATAACCTTCGAGACGATTTTTAACTACTTCCAAAATCTTCTCTTTTACCTCTGAACGACTAGTAATTAAGCCTTCGGCTGTATATTGTGCCGTCCCTGCTTTTACTGATTCGTGAAGGACAGGATTAATAATATTATCTTTATAATTAATACCTACTTCTTTATACAACTTCAACGCAGTTTCTTTATCAATCGAATAATTCAACGCTAAGGTGACTTCTGCATCCTGCAAATCCTTCGTTACCGCCGAAGATTTTACTTCTTCTTTCTGGATACGTGTTTCCATAATCACCACAGAATCAACCAATGGCAACTTAAAATTGAAACCAGACTCGGCGATTCGTTGGACTTCGCCAAACCTTGTGACTACACCAATCTCACCAGCACCAACAGTGAACCAAGAACCCGTCAATACAATAATAACTACAATAAGCAATGCGACAAGTTCTACATAAGTTCTAACAACCCTGCCAAAAGATTTTTCCCTTGCCTCCTCGTACATCTCATAAGTAGTCATATCGCCATCAAAATCGCCTGGCCTTTTCTTATCCACGATTGGCGAAAACATAAAATGTTTTAGAAATTTGTTTTTCTTCTTACTCATTCATATCTCCTTCTTTTCAATGGTACTATTTTTTATTTATACTGTCAATCGACAATATACTCTTTCGAGCATTAATATAAGTTATTTTTCCTCCTTCTCCATATCAAACCACTCTTCAATTTCATCTATAATCTCATCTTCATATCTACAATTAGTCTTTCCTCTAACGTGGTTTTCCAAAAAACACGAAACCCCACAGCAACCAATCTCCCCACAATGTCCACAGACATCACAATATGGCGAAGGAATATCTTCCTCCAATTCTTTAACAAGTGGAGGGTCGAAATTAGTGTCAATCTCAAACCAGCGACCATCAATCATCACAGTTCTCTTGCCAGGAATTTCAACCATATTTTTTAGCAATTCCACAAAATCATCAATTGCTTTTTCATCCTCTGTTTTTTTGCTCATTCTCGCCCTCCAATAACTCAGGATTTTCATTAATGTTACCGATAACCTTACAATTTTCCTCTGGCTTAGAATAGTAATAAAACTCAGCCACGATTTTACGCCCCTCATCATCCTCGCCATATACAATACAATACTGGTCATATAATAGGTCGACAAAACCCACCCTCAGTTCATCTATACTATCTATTTGCACTATATCCCCCTCGTATATCTCATTACCATCCTTATCTTTCAGGCCTATATATTGCTCGAGAATAACCTCGTCTGGTTTTTTACAATCTTCATTACCCTCTAAAGTTGTAGGATAATTATCAAGATACACCTCGATAAGCCTATCTTTTTCAAAACCAAGCCCACCAACATTCCAATATCTCTTTGTGACTTTATCCCATGCTCTAAACTTCAAACTTCTCATTCTTTACCCCATTTAGTTTTTAGTTGCCACTCAACTACCCCGAATTTATTAGTTTTGCTCTGATAGCCTAATTCTGTCATCTTCTGATAGCTTTCCTTAGCCACCACGACAGTAGGGGCGAGCTTCCTATGCCCACAACAGCTTCCTAAAGTATTTACACCTTCATGCCATAAGTCAGCTATTTCTGTTGCAATACAACAATCAATACACACCCATTCCCCAGATGGATGCCTCATACTAACTTGATTCCCATACGAGCCAAAATTTACACCTTGACAATGGCATTTTCCATACTTACTCATTCTTCCTCCAATAGTTCAGGGTTTTCGTGTACATTACCGATAACCTTAATGTTATAACAGTTATGAATCGGCACACCAAGGCTATCATCTCCGTCTGGGTCATCATCTATATAGAACCAACCTTCGCTAAACTTGACTTTACCTTTCGTATCGAATCGTGCGTGTTTTGCTCTATACCAGCGTGCCTCTACAATATCCCCATCATATATCTCTTTTTCATTCTTGTCTTTTAGACCTGTGTATTGCTCAAATTTATAGCGAGCAGGACATATCTGTTTAATAACTATACCTCTACCATCACCTTCAGAGGAAAGTTCGGCCATCAGGCCGTCAATTTCGCATCCTTCAAGATATTTAGCGAGGTCTTTATCCCACACCCTAAACTTTTGTTCTCTCATTCTTTTTCCTTCAGCTTAAAATCAGTTATGTGTTTAGTTTTCTCAGTTGCCATCTCGTCTGCATCATTGCCATCAATAAGCTTGCTAATAGCGTAATGATACCCTTGCCAAAATCCATCCTTATACCCTGCGATATAATATTTTGCTCGTTTAGTAGGTTTCATTCTTCCTCCTTACAAGTTTTAATCTGTTCCATCTTTTCGATATGTTTATAATCAGCGGAGCGTGATACAATTGTCGTAACACAGATAATGGCTGTAAAAATAATCAAACCGACTAATACTAACACTCCAGCATCGAACTCACGCTTACTACTTCTATAAATCATTCTTCTCCCTCCTCTCCACAATGTTCGTCTAAATTCTCGACCTTCAATAATTCTTCCAAGAAATCGTAACATTTATCACGTTCTTCTTCACTCCAAATTTCAGAGGTTTCATATTCACCCCATTCTGAAACAGGATAGACCATATCAAACCACTCATTAAAGATTTTAGGCTTCTTCATTCTTCCTCCTCCCCGCAGAGTTCGTTTATACGTTGGATAACAATTTCACACTCTCCTATAATGGCATCGTACGGATAAAAACCCTCTTCCCAACGATAATCTTTTGCATGCTTAACACACCTAATTGCCTCTTCAACAGATTCTTTAGCATCTTTTAATATATTGTTGTGATGCCTAATAACTGTATTAATACTCATTTCTTCTCCATCCCCCTGACTAATTCCGTGTATTTAACTGTAGCTTTGTAATAATCTTCTGAGTTTTGGACTTCGACACCACTGTATTTTATACTAATTACTCTATACACATAGCCATCATTACATTGCAAATAACTAATCTTAAAGAGCGTATCTTTCGTTACATCTTTCAATTCATCAGGTAAATCATGGAGCGTAGCTGTTTCATATTTGATGTAACCAAGATTTGCACCTTGTTCTAACATATAATTCGCAAAGTCAAGTTTTTGGTGTTCAAACTCACAGCGTTTTGCATCATATTCCGTTGGGTAAGGATGCCCACAGCCATCGCATTTATACATTTCTACTTTTTTGCTCATTCCTCCTCCCCGCAGAGTTCTCTAATCTTATTTATAAGTCGCTCTGTTGATTCCCTTTTAACACTCAATAATTCAATAGCCAACATCTCCATCAAAACTTTCTTTACATAATCTTCGTGAATATAATGTTCTCTTGAAGTATCATCTAATATTAGCCGAACATGACTCTGTTGGTCTTTTGCATTTTTGACAACACTATCTGCAAAATCTGCTACTCTATTTATTATATTCATTGCTCTGACTCCCCACAGAGTTCGGCGAAGGTGTATTCTCTTTCTTCTAAACCTAACTCAATATCTGGTTGGAATGTAATACCACATAAACTTAAATCAGTATTATCCAAGAACATATAAAATCCATTCATATTGCTATCAAATTCAATAATCATGTGGTTTTTATAATTTGTTAATACCCAATTCTTAACTGCTTCCCTGATTTTCTCATCCTTGAAAAGTGGCTCAGCTGGTTTTTGCTTCAACACTTGCACCCCGACATCCTTCCCAAATGTTTTAATAATTTGCTCGGCTATATATACTAGTGCATATTCAAATTCATAACTTGTCATTCTTCCTCCTTATTAGCCATAACATCTTTGAAAAAGGCTTGCGGCATCCTCATATCATCCATACTTGAAGATAGAATATGTGAACGGTAATTCTCCCACGCTTCATCAAACCCTTCTCTATCACCATATTTTTCAATAATATCGTCCAATAGGACACATACCATACCAGGCAGTCTACTATAAAAATCTTTATTTCTCATTTTTCCTCCTCACAAAGTTCAAATTTAGAACGACAGAAATCACATTTCACGCAATTCCGCTCATAAAACACAGCACTTTTATTACCATATCTATCTACTTCATACCCATCTGGCACAAATTTTCTTATATCTATACTCGCCCCACAATTCGGGCACTTATGCTGTTTTAATTTTACTTCTTTATGGCTTTGAGTAATACAAACACAAGGGTTATAATTTATAGCCAAAGTAGCCATCACCACTCCTCCCCTTCATCTCTAAAAAACCCAAGCTCATATTGTGTATCCCAATCCACCTCTTTACCATTTTCAAGCAAATCAAAGAAACAATCACCAAAATCGTATGTTCTTTTCCAATGATTCCTATACCACTTCAAAACATTCTCAACAGATTCATCCTCGTACTCATCTACAACTTCGTGGTATCTCCAAATCTCAATTTTATAAGCCATTACTTTTTCCTCCCAAAAATCCAAGTAAGTAATTTTTCAATCCCCAGCAAGATTACATTCAAAACCACTACAAATAGCCAACAAAACACACAAACAAACGCCAACCCTATAAAGCCCATCCCAATTAAGAATAGAAGTGCCATTATTCTCCTCCTAACAATTCTTTTATATCTCGCTCAATCTTATACTTATCAGCCGTTAATTGAGCACTTAGTTGCATACAAGTTAACACTTGGTCAATAGAAAGTTGAGCATTATCCTTCGCACTATATAAGACATTACTTAATTGTTCTGACGCTTGCCGATACTCTTCATATGCCTTACTAATATCTTCGACTTCTGCTACATAACTCATTCTTCACCTCCCAAGTCTTTATTTTTTATAACAAATACCTCGCCGTAATCATCCTTAACAAATTTCAACCCAAAATATCCCACAAGAGCATCAAGTTTTTCACTTAAAAATCTAACATCCTCTTTAATCTCGCCATTTTCAAGATAAGCTCTTTTACCATAATCCCCCATTGGCTCGCCAAACAAATTATTCATCTTCCTCCTTCATCTCCTCTGGGTCATATCCCCAAGTTTCGCAAGCAAATTCATAGTTGCCATCCGCATCATCCACCAATTCGCCACAATTATAAACATACGAACCACAATTTGAGCCTAAATCTTCATCAGCATATTCTACTTCCACCCTCGTATGATATTTCTTACTAATCGCCTTTATAATCGGCTCTGGCGTTGACCACGCTGTCTGGAACTCAACCTCATTTTCATTCAAAACAATCGTTTCACAAGCATTCCATTTTGTCCCCCAGTTTTTATTATGCCAATCATACCAATTACTTTCGCCATAATCTTGGACATTTTTAATATAAGCTCTTCCTAATTCTTCTAAATTATGAATACCTAGTCCATCAAAATCTATATCATTCAATGACGCAAAAGTTTTCAATGAATCTCTTTTATCTTTTGGAGCAGACACAAAGTTTTTAATATCTTCATCCAATTGTTTCAATCTGTCTATATCTAGCCTGCGCTTATTATACGATTCAATCTCCTCGTAATAATTTCCGTAGAAAAATCGAGGTGCTTTCTTTAACATCTCGACAGTTTTTAGGTATTCATCCTGATTCATCATAAACAAGGCATAATAAACTGCTTCTTGTTCAATTGTTCCACTTATAAGACTTAAACTCTTTGGCATTGGAAGGACTTTTTCAAAATCGAAATATTCTTCCTCGCAAGCCGTGTTCTCATAATTCTTATATTTCCTTTTAGAAATACAATCTTTTAAGACCTTCTCACTTTCAAATCTTACTTTATTTATAACCCAATTCGGCATAATTACCCTTTCTTTTAACCTTTTATTCTTCTTCACCCTCTTCTTCGGTTAATACCGAATAAAGCGTTTCCACAATATCAAATGCTTCCGATATACTCTTTCTCTTCTTCCACCCCTCAATCCAATCAACGAAGAAATTAATTTGTTCTTCGGTCATCGTTCATCCTCCCTCAAAATACTCGATTGGAATACCATTCTATCGTTAATCCGTTCTTCATCTGGCATTTTATCCAACAAATCCTCACAGATTTCTACGGCAAGTTCTGGCTCCTTCGTTATTTCATAAGCCCGAAGTTTTTGAATCAATCCTTCGTCTTTTTCTCCATCCAAACTTAATAGAACACCCATTTATTTCTTTTCTCCTGTTTTCTTCGCCACTTCGATAAATAATATTATTACCCATACAATCCCAATTGCCAATAACGCTTTCGCCATCGGCATATCTAAGTTCTGACAGGCAAATATTATCCCTACTACCACAAAGATTACTGTTGCTAATCCAAACATTTTTTATCCTCCTTTCTTTATTCCATTATAAACGAAAATTTAATATTTTTCAACCATCATTATCGCCAAAATTACTCGAAATTAAAGCCAAAATTATTATTACTACTATAATCGTCAAACTAAGACTTACAAAGAGCTTCATCATCTCCCTCGATTGGAGTTGCTCCACCAGGCAATAAATTACCATTCTCATCTAATTTCAAATCGTCATAACATAACACGGCATTTAACATACAGGAAGGGTCGTCAAAATCATACCTGTCGCCATGAACATATTTGCCACAATAACGACACACCCATACCTCCCCGACATCAGCAAATCGTTTAAGCATTAGACACCTCCGAGGTAATTTCAAAATCCCCACCATATCCTTCGCCAAATTCTTCCACCATTTTTTTATGAATTTCTTCCGCTGTCATTTTTTAACTCCTTTTTTTATCCACCTTCTCAGCAAAAGTAACAGAGGATAAGGAAAATGCACAAATAATTACCAATATAATGGCAAGCCATCTCATCCCCAAAAACTCCGCCCAAATACTTAAACCCCCTAAACCTAATGTTTGAATCACTAGTAATAAAAGTGTTAAAACCGTTTTCATAATTCAATTACATCTCCATTTTCAGTAAAAATATTATGCCCAATAAATGAAAGGTTATACCACTCCTCGCCTCGTAATCCACAATCCCGACATTCATACGGATAATAACCAGCACTATCACAAAATTCTATCGGTTGATATTCTAGATTCATACTTTGGCACTTCGGGCAATACCCAGATTGGTTCGTATAATCTTCTTTTTTCATTCCTCTGCCATCCTTTCTTCTAGGCTTGCTAAATTACCTTTTAGCCACCCCAAAAACATCTTTTGAGCACTATCACCATTATGGCCTGTAATCCTCTTCCAATCCTCGAAAGATTCATCCAGAATTCCTAACTGATACTTATTAAAATGAGAAACGATTTCCTTATTCCTAATCTGATAAGTTTCGTTTCTCTGCCTCAAATATTCTTTTGCCAACTCTTCTAGTTCTGTCGGCGAATTCGGACTTGCTATCTGGCAATAATACTTAATCGCCCACAAATCCGTGGCTTTAATCGGACTAGTGTTATATGAATCAAGAAGTTCCATTATCACCTTCTGTGTGACATCAAACTTCTTCTTTTTTAATGCCTTCCAGCCATACTTAATTTTGGTTAATTCCCCTTGTTTAATCAGAGCTTCCCTCTCTTCATCAACAGTAACCATTCTTTCCCACGTCATTTTACCTCCTAATTTAGAATTTCAAAATTTCCTACATATATATACTTGCCATCCTGAAAACCTTATCCTCCCTTCTTTTAATCGTCCTCATACATCTCTTTTTCATAGACGTTACTTTCAAACCTACCCAATTTTTCCCTAAGCCAAGCCCTTGAACAATGTCGAAAATCTCTATCGGATATACCACACTTCTCGCCAGCAATAATTAACAAGGCAATCCTTATATCATTCAGACTATCTTCAACTCTACCAGACCTATCAAAATCCATATCTAATCCTTTTTCAAATAGTCTTTATTTTTAATCTTACAAATCACACGCTCCCCTGTTGGATAACAGCATTCTACTAATGGGACGCAAACAATCCCCTCCCAATCTTTATAAATCCCCGAGGACACCTCGGCAATATACTCAGATAATGTCTTACTCAAATCCATTGGAATATCACCCATAAAATCGTAGCAAGTTTTACACCCAAAATACCCTGCCACACTAATAATATCCAATGGTTTTAACCAAGTGCCATTAACCTTTACATCATAAATAACACATTCACTATTTCCTAATCCCAATTCATTCCCCTGCGACTTCGGACCCATATGCTCACCGAAGATATAAACTCGCTTATCTCGACCAAACTTTTCCTCAAAAACTTCTTCAAGAAAAGTATTATTCATATAATCCGTTAAAGCCGAACTACATTGGAAATTATCGCTTTTACCATTCCACAATGCTTGCTCGCCATCCCACATAACACGCAAATTTTCGCCATCCAATTTACGCTTCATAATCCACGGTTTATCGCTCAAATATTCTAATAACGGCGTTCGGAAATCATTAAGACTTAAAATCCTTTTATGATGTTCTCGGCCATATTCATCATCTTGTTTTGTTGGTGCATCGATATGATGATATTTCATCTCAAAAGCACCTTGTTTAGTTGTTCCCATTAATTACCTCCTTTTTAATTAATATTATAAATGTTAACTAGCATAAGTTCAATACTTTTTATGCCAACTTACCAGTTGTCACAAAATCAGATTCCAAATCCTCTTCAATCTTTTCAGCAATCATTAGACGCTCATCCTCCGTATCGGCAAACCTCAAAGCATCACAAATCTGAACTTGGCTCCTACCAAATTCGCCAGATGACATCCAACAATCATTATTAATCTGCATCCTTTTCACGATATTTTTGAAACCATTTTCCTTTGCCCAATCTTGAATATCGTGCCAATTTTTGAATTCTTTCATTTCTTTCTCCTTTCTAACCATTCTTCAAACGAATATGGGGTTAAATCCCATTCCAATGTATAATCGATATATTCATCATACGCATCCCTCAAATCTTCTGCCTCTTCGATTAACTCTTCAAATTCCCTCTTCTTCCCTAAAAGCCACTTAGCATCTTCGATATTTTTAGTTATATCGAAACCTGCATTTTCAAATACTTCTCGCAAACTTATACTCATTTTGCCTCCATATCTTCTATCACTTGCCAATCCTCATAACAATGATTTGCTTCAAAAGCATCTAATTCGGTCATACCCGTTTCTTCATCTAGGATATGATTTTCCATTCTTTTAATTTCACTCCTTGCTATAACTACCATAATTTACCCTTTCTACTCGCCCCAAGCCGAAACGCTTACATAAGGCTTATTATTTTTCCATACCGCCGAAAAATACAAATCACCGCCATTCTCTTCACAAAACTCAGCAAATGATGAACTATAAAATCCGTCATCCAAATATTCTTGGATTTCTTCTTCATTTTCCAAACCTTGCAACTCGACACTTTCCATAATCTCGTCAACAAGTTGCTCTTCCATCATTTTAACTATTTTCTTAAAACGATTTTCCATATTTTTCCTTTCTTTTTACCTTTATCTTCCCCCTTCCCCCATTTTCATTATATATGAAAAGTCAAGAAAAATCAATAGGTTTTTTGGATTTTTTAGGCAAAATTGGCACTTTTTTGAGGTTTTTAGACAAATAATACCCCATCTCTAAGCATTTTCTCTATAATTTCGGCTTCATCTTGGAACCACTCTAACTGTGTAACAGTATCATCAATTGCTACATTCGTATCATAAATATCGTTATCTTTATTCCAAGGCATCATCCAATCCCAATCATAGTCGCATTGTAAATCATCAGTATTCACGGCAATTTTACCCACAAGCGTATAAACCGTTCCGGAAAAATCCCTAATCTGATACCTCTCACCCCATTCGTAGCCAACTTCCCAACCGATAACCAAAGCAATCGTCTGGCCTTTACTAGTTTTACCTAGCTTAAAATAGACTACACCATCTTTATTTTTCAAAGCAGTGTTTATACACTCTCTATACTCTCTCGCTGTAATTTCCCTCATATAACCTCCTTAAATAAACGATAATTGCCCATTAGACATTACTTTATACTTAATACCCCCCGAAAGCCATTCTTTTACCTTTTTAACCTCCTCTTTGGTCGCTTTTCTTATTTGATTAGCATATCCTAGACAATCATCCTTATTACCTAGATATTTTGCTCGATAATAATGAACATTTACTTCTTGGTCATAATATTTATCCGATTCGGCATATCTTTTATTGCCAATCGTAATTTCTAATAGATGACCATATTCATCCACGACATAATCCCCATCATCTACTACCAGAATTTTATCCTCACCAAATTCAGCAGGAATAAACTCTGGATAATCTATCGGCAACGCATTATCAATCATTACTTGCTCCAAATTTGAATCGAATAAGGGATTCCATATTCCATATCATCTTCAAGACAATAAACCTTGCCTTTATACCTATAAATACCTACTAGAAAATCACCGTGCCACCCACCTGCATACCAATCTTCTTTATCGCCATTTTCATTCTTAAAGAACCCAAGAATTGATTTACCTTCTTTCATCACCTTATTTTGAAGCTCCCAATACTCTTCATTATCCCCACCTGGATGAAAATAGATACTTTTAATATGTTTCATGACAACCCTTTCTAATATTCTTCCTCTTTATCAGCATCTTCTTCATAATAATCACAAACCACACCCCAATCGGCGCCATAACTATTATTCAAATCTTTTGTGACAATTTCTACATCATCATCTACATCTTCCAAATAACGCTTCAAATCACCAACCGTTATTCTTCCACTAACTTGATTAATACTATAACCCTCATTCGCATTAATCTCTAAAACTAACTTTGTTTTCATTTTATATCCTTTCTTTATTATCTTTCCTCCCCCCATTTTTATTATATATGAAAAATCCCCAGAAATCAAGACTTTTTCTGAGGATTTTTTAGATTTTAATCGGTTGTTCGAAGATAATACTTCAAATCTTCGCCTTTCCAATTATCTAGAACATAAGAGTCAATTTTATGCCATAATTCAACATATAACTGGCTTAATTTTGCGTTTTTCTCTGCCCAATACCAAGACTTCCAATTCAATACCAACGACAACTCGGTTGTATAAACTTTATCATCTCTCCAATACTTCCAGGCACGATTAAATGTATCTTTAATACCCTTCTCGCCATCTATTAACTCGGCTACCGTAAAATCTCCCCACCAAGTTGTTTTCATCTCGTAGCCAATTTCTTCTGCTATTGCCGGGACTCTCGCATAAGCATTTAATATATTGTCCATATTTTTCCTTTCTTTTAATTTTTCTTCCCCCATTTTCATTATAAATCAAAACTCGCAAAAAATCAATACTTTTCCAACAAAAAACCACCTAAAATGGTGGTTTTTACAGATTAATTACTCTTCAAACCCTGCGAATCCATCGGCGACAATCAATTCCAACGCTCGCCCTTCGCTCACCCCCTCAAAATCCATAACTTCTTTAATTTTATTTTGAATAAAATTGAACTGTTCTTGCGTTACCCTAACCGTAAAATTATTAAATCCTTCCTCTTCTTTTACGGGTTCATCCTCATCATAGTCGTCAAAATCAAACTTCTGCAATTCGGAGAATTTTTCGATTTGCTCTTCTGTATAAGGCAATTTAATATCCAATTTCGTCAGCTCGACCACAATCGGAGCCAACTCGACATTATCGAACGGAACTTGAACTTCAAACCACAAAGTCAGGGCTTTTGCCTCTTCTTCGGAAATTCTACCAAGATTATAAATATACATCTCGCTATAACCTAATTCTTTTGCGGCTAAATACCTATGCTCACCATCTACAATCTCGAACCCATCTATCCCGTCAACTTCTCGAACAAAAATAAAACTCATCAACCCATTTTGTTTCAAGCTTTCAAGAACATCATAATATTCTTTACTCTCAACTGCTTTTGGGTTATATCCATTCGGGTGAATCAACTCGATTGGAACTTTTTTAATATTCTCTGGGTTAAAATCTTTATTCATCTACACCTCCACACAAAATCATCAGGGCTTCTGCTTGCTCGCAATTTTTACTTTTAGCCACTTTATCTACACAATCTTTTACGAAATCAAATTGGGATTTAGTCATTCGAATCTTTAATTCCATTAAACCATCATCCTGTTTCGCCTCCTTAACAGGCGTAGTGAAATCAAAATCAGCCATAGCCACAAAATCATCAATCTCTTTTTTGGTATACGGTAAATCAATATCTAAATCTTTCATCTCAACAATTAAAGTAGCCAATTCTAACTCATCAAATGGCACCTGGACTTCCATCCAGATTGTCAATGCCTTTGCTTCTTCTTCTGAGATATACCCAAAATCGTAGATATAAATTTCTTTATACCCCAACTCTTTCGCCGCTGTCCAACGTTGCTCGCCATCAACGATGACATATTTATCATTTTCTTCGACTTCTCTAACAAAAATAGGTTGCTTCAAACCATTCAATTTTAATGATTCCACAATCTTTTTATATTCAGCCGTATCCTTCTTCTTCGGATTATAATCGTTGGGTTCTACATCATCAATTGAAACCTTTTTTATCCTACTCGGGTCAAAATCTTTATTTCGCATTTCTTCCTTCTTTCCATTCTCTATAACTTGGTGCTTCTTTCCTCATAGAAATTAATTTTTCATAGTCTAATTTATCCCCCCAATTTACCCCTCTTTTCTTCCAAATTCTCGTAATCTCATCATTCAAATTTTTATAAAAGACAACATCATCAAATATACGCTCTTTCCAATTCAAACGCTTGTTACGAACCCTGCTCATATTTTCGCTATATACAGCACTTCTCCCATATTGGCTAACGGCAAGCCAACTCGTAGAATCACAAGTCGCAAATGGATAATTATATAACATCCTCTTACTTGTAACACCTAAGCCGTGGACCATAGTTTTGTCCCTAGTCCTCTTGAACACATAATTTAGAAACCTCTCCAAATTTTGCTTACCAGTTTCTTTCCCAGCAATACCACCAAGCCCGATATATGGATAGAACTCGATATAATACTCCAACAAATCCCTAGTATCTTCATTCACCCATTCCGGACCGTGATAAATCGGAATAATATACGCATTAGTATTCTTCTCTAAATAACGCTGATTAGCCAAACTAATATCTAAATCACGCACATCCAGATTAAACGCAAACTTCACATCATATTTTTTAATATATTCAGCATACTTTACGACATCAACTTCCACACCACGCTGCCTAGCAGCAAAACCACCCGAATCCAACAGATGATTCTCAAATATACGATGATGACATGGGTTCTTCATTTTTAGAGACCAAAAACTTTCGAGAGCATTAGTAACACCATTATCCCGAAGTATTTTTACAAAATCATCCCCCTCAGCCCCAGCAAAGAATAAAAGCATTAAACCTCCATCAGATATTCATAAATTTCTTTCCAGTCAATTATACCAAAGAGGGCTTTATCGTCTATATAGTAATCGGCTACAATTTTCCCAGTTTTACCGTGTTTGAATTTATCATTATCTAACTGAATATAATCTAAAAGTCCGACTTCTTCTAATCTCTTAACACATTCATCATAATAAACCCCCTCACGAGCCGTCCATAATACAAGCGTGTATTTCTCGGCTAGCAAGGGGATATAATCGAACACCTCTTCCCTGAACGGAGCAGTTTCTGGAAACGGCCTATACTCCGTCAGGGTATCATCATAATCTATCGCTACGATTTTAGGCATACTTTTCTTTAAGCATTTCAACTGCTTTTATCAAATCCTTACTTTCTTCTCCACGGTCAGTATAGTAAGTACCTTCGTACCCGCCTTCCTCTTTTGTTGGGATAATTTTTCTTTGGACAAAATCCCACATCTTCGCCATTTCTTCATCTGAATACTCGCAACCATTCGCAAGAAGCATAGCGAACTTACGGAAACAAGGATAGCAATCAAAACACTCTTTGTCATCAATAGGGGTGTAACAAGAGAAAGACTCTCTCCTCACATCCTCAATCGAACCACCCATTTTTAGATACTCCCGAAGAATCTCCCCCTTACTCATCTTCGCAAATCTCTTCTCAACTTTTAGTGTCTTATGAACTTTTTTATCATTCCAGAAGAAGTTGAGCAAATCTTCCATATAATTCAAAAAGTCGAGATTTTTATCTTTACTACCATCACCAGCAGTTGCTCCAAGACAAATCTCATCACCATAGTGAGAAGCAATCATTATAAAATAGAGATTTCTCAACGGAACGAATTTGTTTGGTAATTCAAATTCCCCCAAAAGTGGCATATCGATAATCTTTACATCATCCGGCAACCTTTTCTTTTCTGCCTCGCTATAATCCCCATGAATATCAATATAGATTTTTAAGTCTGGCTTCCATAAATGGCTAATTAACCAAGAATCCATCCCCCCACTATAAAGTTGAACTTTCATTCTTATATTCCACTTCTACATCAACTGCCATATGCCTATTCGTTGGGCAGGATGCTTTTACTTTAATCTCTTTTGCGTCTGAATAATACTTTTTAACAATTTCCATTACTCTCGCCGCACCACTTTCAAGCGTAAAGGTTTGTCCCATCATCTCTTGAATCTCCCAATGGAGAGCGATAAATTCAGCCAACTTCTTACCTGGGCGAATTGTCATCTCATATTTTGTGACACCTACTTGCTCACCAAGAGGGCATTTATGTTGAATCTCCTCATATAATTTAATTGAGGAAATCCCATAAGTATTATTTAGATAACTTTTTTGCTCTTCTTCCGAGAGCGAGTTGATTTTGCCTGGCACTTTTTCTCTCCTTTATAAATCTTAAATAGATGATACAACTGAACGAAAATCAAACAAGCATTCATAAAGCCCGTCCAAAAAGCACCAATCCCGAAACCATAGATTACGAAAAAGACACTTCCAATTAAATTCGCCCATCTAATAAACTTAATATTTTTTGGCAAAAACGATACGAACACCGTAATCGTAGCCAATAAACCGAAAATTTCTAAAATATCCATAAATTATACCCCAGATTAGTTAGTTTTATTTCTTCTTTTTATCTTCGCTCAAATATGTCAACGGAGTTGCTACTAACGACAACACATACTTTACCAAGAACGAACTTAACACCGAAGCCCAGATAATATCTGCTGGCAATACACCCAAGAAGGCAATATAACTAAACAATGCTGAATCCAAGAATGTTGCTGGAAGGTTAGAAACCACAGTTCTCAACCATACATGTTTATTACCTAATTTATCCCACACCCATTGATAGACATAGGTATTACCAAGGTCAGCCACTAACTGAGCAATAAATGACGCAATAATTACTCGCCACGAAGCACCCATAAGGGAATGCCATGCTTCCTGTTGCCCAGGAACCGCCGATGGAATCAAATCCAAAACAATTAACAAAATTGCTACTACAAGATTTACTAAAGCAGTAACCCATACTACCTTCTTCACATTCTTGAAGCCAATTTGCTTGTGAATCAAATCCCTAATCGTAAAACTGAATGGAATCAAAAGAATACCACCAGCAAGGGTTAGACCACCTATGTTTAACATTTTATTTGCGAACATATCCGTAACCACGGCGATAATCGCATAAGAAACGATGGCGGTAACTGCTACCCAACCCATCTTAACGTCTTTAAGACTTTTCATATCTTCTCCTATTATTTTGCTGTTTCTGTTTAACTCATTCCAGAGTGTTTCCGTTTAGCATCTGGGGAAGGCTAAAACTGCCGCTATTATATCACACAAAAAATAACCCCCATTTCTGAGGGCTATTTTTCTCGTATTATCAATCTAGAAAGGAATCTCTGAAATATCAATATGGTCATCAGAAGAAGTTTCTTCGCTCTTCCCTTCACGCTTACCGATAAAACTGAAATCATCTACTACGACTTCTAGTCTACTTCGCTTTTGACCATCTTTTTCCCAGACTTGCTGGTCCAAATGACCGGTAATTACAATCTGGCTACCTTTATCAAAGTATTTAGCAATCGTTTCGCCACGACCTTCCCAAGCCGTACAATCAATGAAATTTGTATCTTCTTTTCCCCTCTTATCATTCGCAAGAGTGAAAGAACACACTTTCTTTCCCGAACTTGTTGCTTTGATTTCTGGTTTTTTTGTTAAACGTCCTTCGAGGACTACTGTATTTGTTGCCATCTGATTTCCTCCTTGGCATTAAATTTACTCCTCTATTATACTCTAACTTTCGTTAGACTTCAAACACTCCTCGTGATATTTAATAAGGGCTTTTGCTCTTTCAATCTCGGCTTCATGCCAAGCCTTTTCTACTGCTTCCTGGTCTAAACCCTTTTCAGAAATTTTCAATGCCTCAATTAATTCTTCCCAAGAACCTTTAATCCAAGTAATCGGTTGTAAACCATTTGCCGGCGCCTCGATTTGAGCACAATAATTCACCACGTTTGGCTTCAACGAATGGATACTAACCTGGACGGTCCAATCCAAATCACTTCGGCCCAACTTCTTAACAATCTTATTTAGAATATTTCTTGCTATTTCTAGATTTTTTTCCATTATTCCTCTTCTTCGTATAAAATTTTTTACTTTTTAATCCTTCTAATTCTGCCCTATTTCTCCAACGCCTTCTATACGCACGGTTCTTAACCACAATCTGACCAGAATTATCTATACCAATAGGTGTTTTATCGTCCATTATTCCCCTTCAATCGTAAATAATTTATCCACCATAGCCCTAATTTTATCGTTATCTGGATGGGCATTATAGGCAATACCTACCGTAAACCTAAACATATTTAGAATACTATTGAAACTTGAATTTAGACTTTCATAAGCGGCGTTCAAACCATTCAACTGATTTTCTAATTCCTGGATTTTTACATCCTTCTCATCCAAAACTATCTCATCTTTTTTTCATTATCGTTCATATATACTCCTTTTATTAAATTTATTTTTTATATAATCTCCAACTTGCCCCTTAAATGTATTTTCGTCAGTCGAAACAAGCACGTCATCCATCCTCACTATGCTATTTTTTTCATATCTCTTTACATCACAATGAGGCTCGCCTTCGTCTTGATGATACAAATTCATATAAATAGACCTACGACATACGCAATCTGGATAAGCATCAAGAACTTTTTTCATCTCCTTCTTATAAATTAACATTGGGACGTGGGTTTCAAAATTTTTGAATGAGGAGCATTTATTAATTTTAAGCACCTTCTTAGCATAAGGAAACCCCTCAACATACCTCCAAGTCTTCAAACTAGGGAACTTATTCCTCAATCTTTGTTCTTTTTCTTCTAATGTTCCTTCATAAAACACTTTATAGGAAGATACATCCATTTTATCCAATATAAAGAAATCATCATTAAACAACCAAAATGGATTCGAAATTCTCCTATCCCTACAAGCGAACCGAAGTTTACTATTCACATCACTGTACCGATTTTTATTATTCCCATAAGTCCTAATAAAACCCACATTATCATTAATCCAGATTGGTCTATCCCCGATAATCCAGATTTTTCTATGAGGCCAATTTTCAGCAACGGAACGAATAGAATATTTCAACTCCTCTGTGCTGCCTACATTTTTGAATACATAAACAACATCAATTTCTTCCGAGTTTATCATCACACTCCCAAAAAAATGTATCCTCGTATTTATTCCCGATTTTACCCGTCATAGAAACCGTGTCTTTCCCAGCATAAACCGATTTTATATCAGAGTCCAAATTTTCCTTCGTAAAATTCACTACTGCCTGAAAAAATCTCTGACTTTTACAGTTTCTTAAATACCGGACAAATTCTTTTTTTGTTTTCTTATCTCTTATACCCATACCTCTGGCCACGGCGGATATTTCCTTCTCCCCCCTCCATTATCGATGATTTCCCAAGGAAGCACCTTATGCTCCTGTTCTTTCTCTAACACATTAATTTTATTTTTTAATCGCTCAATCTCTAAATCTTTTTCAAGAAGAGCAATCTTATTTTCTAACTCTTTAATCCTACCATCTTTATCATCTTTAGAACTCATTATATAAACCTCCTACCTTCATCACTTTAAGGCCTAACGATTCCCATTTACGCACTACTCGATTCCTATCATCAATCACGCCAAGAACACAATAATTCGGCTCAATATATTTATGATAGATTTCCTCTTTTACAACAGCATCATCTCTCTTATCCCCAGTTTCACGCATCAACAGGGCGGTATAAGGAATATCATTATTCTCTAACCATTCTTCTGTTTCTTGTTGACAGGAATCATCCCTACCCGAAACAATAATAATATCTAAATAATCCTCACCAAAAGTAAAATCCAAAGCGTCAATCACAGCACAGACCAATGGGTCAGGGGTATCTTCTTTAATCCGACTGTAATCATAGATATTTCTTCCACTCAAATTATGAGCCAAAGTCCCATCAATATCACAGATTACACAGCGTGGTTTTTTGCTTTTTTCAATTTTTACAATCGGGTCAGGGGCAAGATAATCATAATACATCTTATAAATGACTCTTTCCCCAACCGAATCTAGACGGCCCAAATCTCTTTTTACACACTCCTCTGGGCTTACTTTTAGGAAGGATTCATTCACCTCGAACCCAACATTATTTTCTTTTGCTAGTTGTCTTAAATGCTCCTCGTGAATAGGGTTCAAATTTGTATCATCTACAATCACACTCTTTTTGTTTTTCAATGATTCTAAAATAATACAATCCCGCAATTTTAAGACTAATTTCTCTTTCTTTTGTGAATAAGCCCCCAAGAAATCTTTTCTAATATCATCCTTGCTAACCCTCACAAATGAGGTATTATCCAGCACCATTTGCCTAGCCCAAGTACTCTTCCCCGAAGCCGGCAATCCTTTCAACATTATGATTTTCTGCATTTTTATTTTACCTCCTTGACGGGTATATCTTTATCGACATAATTCTGATACCCCAACCGTTTTAAGTAGATACCTAGATTACCATCATCTAACCAATACCGTAAATTTTCTGCCTTAATCATAAAACTACAATCCTTAGTATTATCAATATAATACACACCATTAGAAACAGACTCGCTCAAATCTTCTTCGTGAATATTTAACTCATCATACAAATCATCAGATTTTAAGCACTTATTATGCGTTTGGCAAGCGATAAGACCATACTTATAAACCATACTATCCAACAAGAACTTCTTGTAAGCCCCATAACCTAAAACATGCTCTGGTTTTATAAAAATAATATCCCCATTTGCTCCAAGGATATTTTCTTTAACTTCATCTACAAAATTTTTAGTAAAAGAGATTAAAATTTCACCATACAACCCTGGCACCAAGAATTCTCTAACACTCCTTACATCCAAGAATAAACTCTCATCTTCCACACAAATTAAAATATTCGTCTGGCTATTAAATTCAGGAGTCATATTTACAAGACTAGCTTTCACATTTTTTAGATGTTGTTCGGTCTTAATATCAAATACTAGATATTCCATAATTTGATTGTAGTTTTTATTTATATTGGTGTCAAACAATAGAGGTAGCCAACTCAAAATTATCGATTCTTTCTAGACTAGTCTGTTCTCCAATTTTAGACAAATCATCAATTACAGAAATTCCTGAAGAAAGAACAGGAAACAATACATTTTTATCATTCCCACGATAAAAGCAATAATTTATATTTTTTAAGTTATCAGGAGAATAGCCTTCCCGAACATACAACACATTACTAAAATTTAAGTTATTATCCTGATTAACCAACAAAAAATGAACCAGTTTATTATTTTCGATAAATTCTATCTCTTCTTCGGACAATTTTTCTAAAATTAAAACAGTAGTTTGCAACTTATTATAAGTCAAGACATTTTTCCAATATTGAGTCCTCTCCATCTAGCCACTCCTTATTTACTCTTGTCGAAACACCAGTAAGATGGTGTTTAGCAGATAACTCTAATACTTCCACCCAATTATTCCCAACATCTATTTTTAACAGCTCGTCTTTCATCGAGAACAAATCCTTTTTTGAATTAGAGCCTAATAAATTATAACTAGTCGCTTGATATTTATTACAAGCCACTATTCTAGAATCTTCGATTATCCAAGTTATTTTTTGTCTTTTTATTTTTATCATCTAAAAAAGATGATAACATATTACAAATCCACAATCAGTTCTGAAATCAAAGTCTTAATCATTATATTATTTCTAGAACAGTAATCTCTAATTTTCACATAATCTTCGTAATCGATAGAAATAATATGATTTTTTACTTTATCTTCGTCTGCTTTCTTTGGACGACCTAGTTTTTTCATTTAACTCCTTTCTCTTTACACTCCCACTTCTTACTTTTTAGTATATATGATTTTATCTCAAAAATCAAGTTAAAATTAACCCCTATCGCATTGGGGTTAATTTCCCTCCATGTTTCCTCTTCGATTAGAGAGACGAATCGACGAGGTTAAACTCCAATGATGTTTGTAAAATCCTTTTTGGATTTTTCCATCACAATTACATTATATATGGAAATTCTTAGAAAATCAACTACTTTTCGTTACATTCCTTTAATTCTTCGGCTAGAATATTTAGGACCTTTTGCTCTTCGTCTTTTTCCATTTATAATCTCTCCTAATTTTAGTATAGCACTAGGACAGATTACGATAGACACTCCTTCTACATCCTCTATCATCCATTTCATCACGCTCTTCTTTTGTAAGAGGTCTAGTGACATATCCATGACAGTTCATACATTCATACTGAATAGCATTAACCTGAACACCCGTTCTACGATACGCTTTAACTCTAAATTCCGAATCATTCCCACAACGAGGACAGATAAACTCTACCCCAGCAGCCAACGCAACATTAGGGTGATTTGTAGCCCAAGGCAAGAGTTTATAATAAATCTTTTCCAATAAAACAACGTCATTACAGCAATAATGACGCATTAATTCCCCATATTTTTTCTTTTCTTTTTTTGTCCCGTGGAGCATTTTATCCCAACAATCACCATAAGTTATATCAGTCTTACCTTCCCCAACCAGCAATTTACCTAAGTAATCTAATTTATTATTATCGAACTTGAAATATTTTCTAGCCGTTTGGAGAGTATCAAATGATTGATACGGCGTAGGCGGTTTCATATTATGCCTTACGAAGAAGGCGTTTGCTACCTTCTCATCAAATCGTTTACCATTATGAGCGACTACGATATTCGCTTCATTCAACAAATCCCATAATTGACTTACAATCCCAGAATCATCATAATTATCTGATTGGTTAAAATCTGAAATAATACAACCTTGTGGATTTCCCTTTTCTCCAATCCATTTCCAACTCATCGCTAACAGGATTGGTGGTTGCTCAATTTTAATAGGTAAAACATCATACTGACCATAAAACCAGCCACGATTAGGACTCACCTCCAAATCAAAAGCAAGAATTTTCGCATCTTCTAAATAACTGGTTTTCATTTTACTTCAATCTTCTTTGACTTTTTAGATTTATAATAATCTTCCAAAATCGCATCAATAAACTTATTCGCCTTCGTCCTCGATAAACCACTCTTTGCCAAGAAATATGCGGCATAAAACGCTTTAACAGGGTCAGACCAATCATCATTATTTCTAGACACGACGATTTTTTGGACATCAAAATCTTTTTTCATAAACCATAATCGTGGTCTAAAAAACAAAATACACGCATCCTCATTCGTTATTACTTTATACGGTATATCTTCATATTTTGACGACTCATCATTCGAAGCAAATCGTCTTGATTTACCATCAGCCCAAAAATAGTAGCCACCATCTTGTATACCAAAAGCACCTTCTAACATTTTACCTCCTTTCACCTCAAAATAACAGTTTTCATTTATACTGTCAAACCACCTTTTTCCTTTTAGCTGAAAAAGTAATTGTGACATTAAGAATATCATTCTCCATATAGATTGAGCCAGATTTATCATAGTTCGAGTAAAACTTATTAAACAAAGATGAGGAATAATAATTCTTTTCCCGTTTTATACATTTACATAAACCATCAAGAGCGCTAGCCAAATCACCTTTATTTACATCGTAATACTGATTATCTCGCCTTCGATAATACTCTCTATCTTCTTCGCTCATATAATGTTTGTCATACCATTTTCGCATATATTTCGGATATTCCTTTCGTTTTTTACCTGTTCTATAATAATTTTTCATTGCCACCTTTTTCCCCCACAGAGAACGGTTGCCACAATTATCCCCACCGTGAGGACTACAAAAAGTACACTTCCCTAAACCATCTAGTGAGTAGTTTATATACTCTCTGTTATTAGTCGCCAATCTCCTAGCCCTTGTTCTATAACTCATAAAACCTCCACAAAAAAGGAGAGCAGGCTCAAAGAGCCACACTCTCCATAATTATAAATTGGTTGCTAATAGTTTTGCTTCTACATTATATCACAATGGTGGAGATGCCGAAAACTGCCTTCGGGTCCAACATACTACTCTAAACTTTTTTTCGAAGCGATTTTCATTTAGGAACTTCGTATGCCGTCTATACTAAATCATCCCCTCTTCCATAAACCAGCCTGTTTAAGAACTGACATTTTGATATTTTTCGTAATATCATGAGGTATCGTGACTTTTCCTTTCTTTATGGGATGCCTGAACTGTTTATGCCCATTATCCCTTATCAGATACCACCCGTCTTTCTCGACCATTTTAATTAACGCTTTATATTCTGATGTTTTTGACATTTTCCTCCTTTCCTTTCCATTATAACAAAAAAGTTAGAAAAAATCAAAAACCCCCTAACTCCTTGAAAATAGGTAGGAACTACCTCTCGGCCTTTTCCCACATATGCAGGCTCCCAAGCTAGAATATGTCTTGCGTCATAAGCCTGGTTGATGACTGATTGCATTTCTGCGTTCTGACTTCAGCTCATCACCTCCCATCAACAGCCATTTCTGGCAACCAATCAGCATTAGTCGCTTGGACGAACTTATTATGCTACTATTTTCAAAGAATTAAGGGGCTTTCTAGGGAGAATCTTACCACTCGTTACCCATCACGGTTTACAGGTGCTTATGACTCTTATTTTTCAGTGGGACATCTTAAACTCCCGTTATTCCTGACTACCGTGCCACAACCTTGTCTGTAAAATTCCTCTTGTTAAGAGTATAACATATATTAATTTACGATGTCTAGCAATTTTTTCTCTAAAACCTTCGCAATATTTTTACAATCATTAAACCTTGGCTGAATTTTATCCAACTCTTTTTCATCCAAAAACTTACTAAATTCTTCCAAAGTCAATCCCTCTCCCCAAGAAGTATTATTCTGCTCTAACAATTTTTTCGATTCTTCATCCGTTCTAGCGAACATCACATCATTTGTTGAGTAACACACTACCTTCACCCCCATTACAGATAATTCCTGTGCAGAACGACCAACAGCAAAGCCATATTTATACCTCGCTAACCTTCTCCGAATCTTATCTGGGCTTAACCGAAACCCATAACCGTTCAGCCTATCCATCGAGATATAATCTAATTTCCAGCCATTTGATTCCACCATTACTTTCAACTTCATAAACGCCGGAACTTTATCGTTCAACAAATTCCCATAATAGATGAATTTTTTACCCAAATTCTTATTAATTGACTTATATGGAAGAAATTTATCCACATCAATTGCCATCGGCAAATAGAAACAATTTAGCCCTTCATCCTTCAACTCTTTTTCGTGCTGTGGGCACCATACAATAAACCAAACTTCTGATTGAGAGTTAACTTCGGCAAATTTTTTTAGTGCTTCACGCTTTTTAACACGAACCTCCTCTGTCCCACCTCTTTCGTGAACAAATACGAAAATCTTATCATACCCCCTCCATTTTTCACACGAGTTCCAATTTTGGACAGTAATTAACAAAACTTTTCCTCTTCCAGCAAAAACACGCTTAAAGACAGGAGCATAAAATTTTACTATATCCATCGAATAGGTCTTTGCCCCATTTTCCCTACCCAATCTAACATTGATTGGAGTCCACGATGGATGATTTGTATGGTCAATTACTTTTAACATCTAGACCATTATAACAAAAAAGCCCCATTCTCAAAAGCGAGGGGAATGGGGTAATAGTGAAGAATTTTTATTTTTACCCTAGGTCAGATTAACAAAACCTAGGCCACGAATTTTGATTGATGTTTAAGTTTTATGTGCGAGCAAATATTTTCATATCTACTATGTTTCCATTATAACTAAAATTTCATAAATTATCAAGCCCATTACTCATAATTTCTTCACCATACGAAAACGATTTACTCACGGCAAAAACACCATCTTCCACACACCTCACCAATATAGCCGACTTAACATGATTAAAATTATAATCGAATCTTTTAACCCCATTTTGCTCAATATAATGTGCTTGAATTAACCAATACTCATCCATTTTCTTCTTTGCTTCACGCTCAGATAATCCTGCTGGCTTAAATTCTTCTCCAACTTCCGTAGCCAAACATACAAAATCCTCTGTCGGCAATTTAGTGAACGATTTTTTTATAATATTCTTCTCTTCACGAATTTGTTGGAAACAAATACTACTCAACGGAACTTTCATATGCAATTCTGGGATTACAATATTCCCCTTAAAATTCTCTGGCTTATTCGTTATATCCCACAAAGTTTTATACGATACTCGATATTCTTTATCATCACCATAAAACTTAATTACACCATACTTCACGACTTCCGTAATCAAGCCACCATTTTCAGTTTTATCAACAATCAAATCCCCATTTTCGTTGATTTTATCTCTTAATTCCAAACTCTTATCCATTTCTTTTATCTCCTTTCCTTAAATTCTAAAACAGAGGGGAAGAATAATCAATATCTCCCTGCCCTACTACAATCGTTCCATTTTTATTCACATATCGCTGAATCTGCGATTCAATCTGGTCATAATGCTGTCTTAATTTCGCACCACTTCGAATATTAGGTCCCCAAAAATCACTCACATCAAAACAGAAATCAATCATCGTGAACATCTTATCCCAATCTCTTTTATCTAACCTGTGTGCCTTTTCAAAATCCTTTGCCCAACTCTCACGATAATTTCGATTAATACACGCTGTTGGCTGATGTTCTAAAATTTTATCCTTCAAGTGTTCTGCCAAATTGTATGCTTCTTCTGGCAATTCTTTTTTCCGAGGACCATCAGAAATTTTAATTTCTGACGTTATATTAGAATTATCTAAACTATTCTCTAATCTATTTTCTATATTATATTCTATACTACTACTTTTTACCGACCCTGCGTACTGATTTTCACCAACCCTGCCTACTGACTTTTCCCTACTCTGCCTACTACTTTTCACCGATACCTGCAATCTATAACTACTTCGCAATACTCTTACCCGACCATCAAAACTTTCCTGAAAAATATAACCAAGTTTCTTCAACTTGGATATACCTTTTGTTACCGAACATTTATCACACCTCAAAACCTTCGCAAGATATTCATTACTCGCCACACACCCTTCTTCCCCATCCAATTGAAATATCTCTGCCCACAAATCTCTCTCTAACCTCGTTAGGTTTTCATCATCCCATATCTCTATCGGAATCCAAATCCCTTTTAGTTCTCTTTGATGGCTTTCCTCCATCATTTTTTACCTCCCACTTACTTTATCCCATTATAAATGATTAACAGAGATAATTCAACTTACGCTTTTCTCTTAAACTTTACAAATTTTCAAAAATACTTTATAATAGAAACAAAATAAAGGAGGCAACCAAGATGAAAGAAACGGAAAAATTAACAGCAGAGCAAGCACTACTCAAAGCGCTCAAAAACCCATTCGACCCGAAGTTTGTAAAATATCGTGTCGGTGCTACATCAAAAGATAAGAAAAAAGGAATCGCCCTTTTCTATATTGATTCCCGTGAAGTCCAAAAAAGACTAGATGATGTCTGCGGAATCAATGGCTGGCAATGTAAAATGACACCATACGAAAAAGGTGTAGTTTGCGAATTAAGTATTCGTATGCCAGACGGAACTTGGATTACAAAATCAGATGGTGGCGAATACACCGAGAAAGTCACCCCATTCAAAGGTGGTTGTTCGGACGCATTAAAGAGGGCGGCAGTTCAGTTTGGCATTGGTCGTTATCTCTACTATATCCCAAATCAATGGTACCCATTAACCGAATTCAAGACTTTCGCAACGGAGCCAAAACTTCCAGATTTTGCTAACCCATACAAAACGGAAGATTGGGAGAAAATGGCTATTGAACAATATTATCCAGAACTTGATGTTGACTTAAATAATCTAGAATTCACCGATTCGGAAGCGGAACAAATTATTAAAGATAGTTCAAACCGTAAAGCCGAGTTAATCGCTAGGATGAAAGCAAAGAAAAATGATTAACATCATCCCAGAGGACGAGGTTAAACAAGGTTCACAAGAGTGGCACAACCTTCGCAAACAATACTTAACTGGCACAGACGCTATTAAACTTTTGCGAGGTCATTCCCCTCAATCAATCCTCGAAGAAAAAGCCAAAAACGAAAATTCTTTCAGAGGAAATTATTGGACATATCGTGGGCACATCCTAGAAGCCGACTCAAAAGAAATTTATTCAGAAGTATATACTCCAATCTACAATGCTGGATTTATCATTAACGACAAATTCTCCAATATCGGTTATTCACCAGATGGACTTGTCAATTCAGACGGTTTTGTGGAATGTAAATCTTTTGGAGAAAAACACCATCTCCAAGTGGCAGAAAAATTAAGCCCGGAAATTATTGCTCAAACCCAATGGGGATTTTTCATCACCGAAAGAGATTGGTGCGACCTTCTCCTTTACAACCCAGATATTAAAGATGATGACCTCGCTTATATAGTAAAAAGATTATACCCAGACCCAGAAATCCAAGAAAAATTCAAAAAACTACTTGAAGTATAGTCAATTTTCATATATAATCAAAATATCAAAGTAAAAGAAAGGATAAAAAAATGGGACTAGACTCATATCTTTATAAAAAAACTTACATCTCGCCTTATGACAAGGAGTTAGAGTTTTCAATCAAACTCCATAAAAAAGGCTTCGAGACAGAAAACCAAGTTGACACTAAAAAAGTTAGATATGTCGAAGAAGAAATTGCATATTGGCGAAAAGCAAACCAAATTCATAACTTCTTTATACAGCATTGCGGAGAGGGAGTTGATGAATGCCAAGATATATATGTGTCAAGAGCAGACTTAATGGAATTAGTCGCAAGGTGCAATAGAATTCTTAACAATAAGGAAAATATCGCCAAAAAAGAAATCACCTACAAAGACATTCTCACTAACGAGGAGAAACAAGAAACCGTAAGATACTTAAAAGATACTACTGAAGCAGAAGATTTACTCCCAACCACATCTGGATTTTTCTTCGGCTCTACCGAGTACGATGAGTATTATCTCCAAGACCTAGAATCAACCGTTAAATATCTCACTCCATACTTGGAGGAAAAAGACGATTGGTCAACCAGTTTTATTTATAGAGCAAGTTGGTAAAGGAGTTATATGGAAACGAAACTACCCCAAGTTGAAGCACTCAAAATCGCCTCACGAATCGAAGAGCCTGTTTTAACCGAATCGGAACAGAAACGCATTGAGCGACTCCAAAAATATGTCACAAAGGTTGAGGAAGCCCAACAAGTGATGCTCAAAGCAATTCGAAATGGTGATTTTGAATCTTTCTCTGAAGAGGATATTCGTTTCCATCTTTCCCACGACCCAGATATGATTGCCGAGGCAGGTCTATTCCTCGCCAAACTTCAACGTTCATATGAATATGCGAAATTAGATACGGCAACCATTCTTGCAGAGTTATGGAAAATTTGTAATGAGGAAAAGGAAAATCTCGGACTTAGTTCAGCCAAGGACCGTGAATGTTGGGTAAAAACTCAACCCAAATACATTAAAGCCCAAAGACAAGAAATCGAATGGAAATTCCATCTCAATCGTATGCAGGTTATTTATGACAGATATGTAAACCTCTTTGCTGGCAGTAGAAAATTAGCCAATATGGTTGAATCATACAATGACGCACAAAACGCATACACAAAATACAACTCGGAGGGTTAATGTTTAATCAGGAGTTCTTCACTAAACTATCCGACTATTGCGACAAAGGATATATTCGCAAATCCCATCATCCTGATTTACCTATCGCCATCTATAACTACACCCAAAAAACAACATGGGAGGAGAAATGGGATAATATTACCATTCACACCAGAGGGCTAGTTATTTCTGACGACAACCAAATAATTATCCAAGGTCCTAAAAAATTCTTTAATGCTTCAGAAAAATTTGCTCCCCATCTTGACCTAAAAAATTGTGTTATATCCGAAAAACTAGACGGATACTATATTTCCATTAAAAAAGACAGCCATTATGGGCTTATAACCTCATCCCGAGGTTCATTCTGTAATAAATATACCTTTTTCGCTGAAAACTTCATCACGGACGAAATTAGAGGCAAATTACAGGAAAATACTGAATACTTTTGCGAACTACTTCAGAATTTTGAAGAAGATGCTGGAATTATAGTCACTAAACATCCAACCCCTAGATTAGTCTGTTGGGCTATGCGGGTAAACGGGCACGAAGTTATCCCCAACCCTACCAATTGCCCATTCGAAATTGCACAAAAATTTACATTCGAACAAGCTAAAAAATATCTCACAATGGAAGTCGAAGGAGTCGTTGCTTTTAATCAAAACACCGAAGATAGAGTAAAACTCAAAACCGAATGGTTCCTAAATATGCACCGTATGATTTCAGATTGCACTAAAAATCGAGTATGGGAACTTTGCTATAAAGGTGGTCGTGTTGAGGACTTAGATATTCCCGATGAATTTATGAAGCAAATGCTTTCTTGGCAAAACGAATTAGACAGCAAAATCCACACCGAAACAAAACGACTTTATCATCTTTACGACAAATATTCTAAACTTACAGACAAAGAACTTGGCACATCCGAGATAGATAAATTCGACAAATCCCAGATATACAACCTTCGCAAAGGCAGGATTAGAACATTCACGAACAAAATCTACCTCAAATATCGAAACAATTTTTGACGAAATTAAAAATAACCATTGACATTTTGATACTTTTCATATATAATAAAAATGTAAAGGTTAGGGTATCACCTTTACACCAATAACAATAAAAGAAAGGATATATATGAAACAAATCAAAGTAAAAGACGAATACGACGAAATCGCCGAGTTGGACGCACAATTAAGCGAATCAACTGGTCTTAACGCTAGGAACCGTCGCAAAAAGGCTCGTATAGAAGGCATACATACCGCTTTCCGTGGTATAATTGGCTTCAGTAAACTTTTGGCAGTTTGCTCAATCGTTTACAGCACATACATCATCTTGATGAATCTGGACGGAGTAGCCACCAAGGTTCTACTCATTCCACAAGCTCTACTTGCAGCTTATTATTCAATCGATGCGTTTGTGAAGAGTAATAACCTTAAACGGAGTAAAAGATAATTACTTCCCTCAACCTTGGTGTTAAGTAATTAATAGAGTGAGGTAAGCGTTATGAAACAACCTAATAAAGCCGAATCATTAGGTGTGGTGGGTTTTCTAGCAAAGATTATCCTATCAATCTTAATCCTAGGATTCGCTGGATTAGCAATCCATAACATTAGAACATTAAGAGTTGAGCTAGACAATTCTTCCTCAAACTTCGAGGAACTTCAACATCAATCCGAGCAAGACATCAAAAATCTTGAAACGGAGAACAAAAATCTTAATGATGAGAAGACAAAACTCGAACAAGAGAAAAAGGAATTGGAGGAAAAACTACAAGCCAAACTAGACGCTCAAAAGAAGGCACAGGAGCAAGCAAAACTTGCCTCAACAGAAGTCAGTATCCCTGGAACCTGTAAAGATTGGATGACACAGGCAGGAATTACCGATATGGCAAATGCTTACTTCATCTTCCAAAAAGAGTCTAATTGTAATCCTACGGCAACCAATAAATCATCAGGTGCTTACGGAGTTTGTCAAAGTTTACCAGGAAGCAAAATGGCTTCGGCAGGTACGGATTG